TCAGACCACCAGATTGTTCATCTCGCAGTACTCATCCCATTCCACACCCAGCACCTCGGCCGCTTCCTTGTGCAATGCAAGGCGCTGCGTCTCGAATTCTTCAGGCGTGCTGGTGTACTTGAGCGTCAACTCCCAAGGCTGCAGCCCCTGGGCTTCGGCCTCGTCCTCGAACGCCCATTGGATCTGGTCTTTCTGATCGTCGGCAGACAAGTCCTTGATCTCTTCCAGCAACTGGGGCGCATCCAACACGTACTTTTTCAGAGCTTCTTCGTGCCTGGCTTCCTGGGTCAATTCTTTAACAGTCATGGCGTTCTCGTTGATCTGGGGAATGGAAGATGGATCTGGATCATCAAGGATCTCTCTGACGCAAAAAAACCGTGTGAAGCCCGGTCTATCTGGCCTTCAGAACCATTCGGGGATCATCTGAAAACTGCTGGGCGATGCACATGCAGGCAATGAATATAGGACGTTTTGCCGACGATTTACACGGTTCTTTACATCTATCCCACAAAAAAAACCATGCGCATGAGAAACCAGGAGAGCCTGGGAACATCTGTCAAAATAACCAGTCATAGCCATGTGCCATGCCGGCACTTCACAAGGAACCCCAGTGATGCGCAGCTTTTCGAAACGTTCGTTGACCCGGCTTGCTACCGCGACCTTGCTGCTCGGCAGCCTGACTTTGGTCGACGCTGCCCAAGCAGCTGTTGAAGTCTCCTCTGATGGGCCGTCTTCCGACGACGCTATTCCTGCCCTTCGTTATGACCGATTTGATAAGTACGTACTCGTCAAGACCAATGTCAGCGTCAGCGCCTTGGAAAACCTGCCAAAAACCGTAAAGAACAATGCTGAAGAACTGGAAAACCAGAAACGCGTCCTCAGCGAGCAGGCCCGTCAGATCGAAGAACTCAAGCGCAACAGTGGCTCCAGCTCCACCTCCAGCAGCAAGGAAATCGACGAGCTCAAGCGCACCATCAAGGAACAGGAACGCGACCTGAACGATCTGGGCAAGCAAGTGGAAGAACTCAAGCGCAATAGCGGCTCCAGTTCGAGTTCGAGCAACAGCGAGATTTCGTCCCTGAAACGGGAGCTCAGCGATCAGGATCGCGAGATGGATCAGCTCAAACGCACGGTCGAGGATCTGAGCAGGAAAGTGAAATAACGAGGGGAATGGTGCCCGAGACAGGAACCAAACTCGTAGAAAACTGCCCAGCATTTACTGGGCATTCTAGAATCGCTATCAGCCAAGTGTACTAACCAACGTACTTTTTAGGATCCGCTGGTGGCGGCCACCAGCGGGCCAATAAGTTGGGTTACCTCAATTCGTCGAACTGGCCGAGGCTTCAACCAGGGAGGTTTTTATATCGACATCCTCTGCGAATTTCCGTAGCACTCTTTCCGATCCGGCTTCTGCCAGGTGCCCCGGGTCAAAGAAAGTGAGGTTCTTTCCATCGTAGGCCATGCACTCAAGCGGGCTCTCAGGCTTGCACAGCGCCGAGGATGGATTGAAGTACGTGAGCCCGCGCTTTACCGCAAGATCCTTGATGATCGTGTTTGAGCCTCGATAGTCCAGAGTGTTCAGATACCTGCTCTCGCTCGAAAAACTGATCTTCCGCGCGATGGACTGCACTGGGTGTGCATAAAAGTCTGGTGTATTCCCAAACACAACAACCGTTGCCGGCGTCTTGCCTAGCGAATCGAAAAAACCATTCAACGACTTCATCAGGACATCGCCGCTCAGCACCTTGAACGACCCGATCCAATTCGCCCCAACGATCAGTACATCGCCTTTCTTGAGGGTTGGCAGGACCGCATTCACAAACTGACCGGAGAAGTCCGTGCAGCGCTCGGCAGACTTTGGCACGAAAAAGTCAAAGGGCCGGCAGCTCGTCCCGGTCCACTGCTCAATGTCGAACCCGGCGTCAGCGTAGACCTTCCTCACACCACCCATGAGGTGGGCCGCCTCGGAATCGCCAAAGATCACCAGGCGCCGACCAGAGCTGACGGGCTGATCGCACTTGTTGCTGATCAGGACATCAACATTCTGATCGTAATCAATGAAGCACTTGCCAAGGCCGTAGATTTTCATGGTGGTTTTGTAGTCGGCAACAGCACCCATATGGGTGGCAACCTCTTGCGGGAACTGGCGGCCCGCGAGACCGTCCTTGCTGTAGGTAACAAATCCAACCGCGCCGACAGCGGCCATCAGCCCACACAGGGCCACGGCCTTGTACTGGCCATCGTTTCTGCGAAGTGGTTGCTCAATGATTTTATAAGTCATCCATGCGAGAGCGATCGATGCGGCGACCGATGCGACTCTAGAAAGGATGCTTGGCGTACCGCCCTCTATGATCCTGGCGAACGTCAATAGGGGCCAGTGCCACAGGTAAAGCGGAAAGCTGATCAGACCGAACCAAACGAGAATTTTGTTGGATAACACATAGCGATTGAGAAACGCCGAAGGGCCCGCTGAGATAATCAGGATCGCCCCACAAACAGGGATCAGGGCCCATTTGCCCGGAAACCCTTCCTTGCTGATGAAGAGGAACCCAAGCGCAAGCAGAAGCACCCCGAGCAACGACTTGATGTTTGAACCAAGCACGCTGCCGGAAAGCCTGGAATAAGCCGCCATGGCTTTACTTGCAGGAAGATAGATCGCACACCACGCCAGCATGCTCCCGCACAGCAGCTCCCAAAATCTTGTCTGCGGCGAATAGAAAGCAGAAACAGGATCTTGCCCGACCTTGTTTAAATTGAGGGCGAAGAAGGCAGCACCAAGGATTGCAGCGAGAGCAAGAAGGTTAGACCGAAGTTTCCAGGCGATGAATATCGCAACAGGCCAAAATATGTAGAACTGCTCTTCAATGCCAAGGCTCCACAGGTGAAGAAGCGGCTTCGTCTCGGCAGAGTTATCAAAATACCCGGCCTCCCTGAGAAGAGTGAGGTTAGACACAAATCCAGCGCCCGAAGCAATGTGCTTTCCAAGCTGGGCGTACTCATCAGCAAGAAGTGAATACCACCCGAAGACATAGCAAAATATCAGCACAGCCAGCAGTGCCGGGAATATTCGTTTAATTCGACGAACATAAAATTCGCCGAAACTGAAGCTTCCTGCATCAAGGCTTTTAAAGATAATCGTTGATATCAAAAAACCTGATATAACAAAAAAAATGTCAACTCCTATAAATCCGCCTCTTAATAAAGTCGGAAAGGCATGAAATAAAACAACTGACAGCACTGCAATAGCGCGCAAGCCATCGATATCTGGTCGATATTTTGGGTGTAACAAACTCGGGATCATCAGTCTGAGCTATCCATAGTAGACAAAGGTGGGCGCCAGCATTTGTATCGTACTTGATTCAAAGGGCGATGCCTATTCTGGGGATGGGCAGGGCGACCGGCAAACTGCCGAGCGCCCGCCCGATCATCAGACAACGATTCTCAAGTCGCCAGCCGCCGTCTTGTACGCAGCTCCAGCCCCTAGGCCACCCGCAATGGCCGTGGCGTTATCGGCATAGGTTGGAACCCCCATCACCACCCCGTTCGTTTTAATGCGCAACTTGCTCACCCCTCCAAACCGGAAGTCGGTATCGTCCGTCGAGTCAAAAATCTGCACGCCAGCCCCATAAGATACAGTCAGGCCATTGAAACGGAGAGTTCCGGCAAAGGCTGCATGCACGGTAGATGCTGGGAAGGCGTTGCCAAATACGGTACCGCCGATAGCACTCAAATCGCCCTCCAGGACAACGCCATTCTGGCTGGTGAAAACGGCATTGAACTGCGTGTACTGCCAAGTCGATTGGACAAGGCCACCGGTGACCACATCCGGCGAGATATCCCAGATGTTGTTCAGCGACGCTGCGGACTCCCCGGATGGACCGCCAATGGCGTATTGGTTGCAGGTACCACGATGCTCGGCGGTGAAAATGTTCCCAGACAAAGTCCCTAGGCTGTTGAATGTGCTGTTGTGGCTGACGATGTATTCACATTCGCCTATAAATCGAACATGGAAGTCATTATCAACCCCGCGGCGCCCGCGCATCGTTGCGTAGATAGGACCGTAGTTTTCATCGTTGATAAGAGTGATGTCCACCTTCGCATTGCCGTAGCGATCCCATACAAGGGCGCCAAAGTCCAGCTCGGTGCCAGCAACATCTTCTCGCCCACAGTTGATGGCGATCACCTTGATTTTGCAGTTAACAGTCGTTGCCAGGGCTGGCGGGGTAAAACCATGCATGAGCGATACGACGCGCCCACACCGCTTGGCAACAATGTCGTATTCAACATCAATGCCTGCTCGGTACTGAGTGACCACGCTACCGGACAGGATGTTCGGGACCCCGCCCGTCTCGCAGGAAATAGAACAATCGTCTACTTCCGTCGCAATGACCTTGATGTCCGCTACACCGCTTTCGAATTGAATACCTTTGCCGCCCGATCCGGTCGCGGAAGAAGTACCGCGCCGGCAGTTTTTGACATGACCACCCCAAACCCTGACCCGCTCGCAGTTCGTTCCTGCGATACCGTTCTCGCCAGCAGCCAGGCTTGCAGGCCATCCAATATTGTTGCCATCAACGCGCGGGTTATTCAGGACGACGTCGTACACCCTGCCGCCAGCCAGTACGTCACCAGAAAACACGACAAGCACCGCGCCATTGCTGGTGTTTTGGATGGCCTTAATGTAGCCGGAGCCCGTGAATGTCATCGTCACATTTGACTTTACATAAATCGAATCACTTACCCGATAATCTGCATTGCAGTCCATTACGATCTCGCCACCGCCGGCAAGAGAAATGATGTTGATCATAGCCTGCAGCGCGACCGTATCATTCCCGCCCTGACCAAGCCCTGCCAGAGAGGCGTAGTAGGGAAGCTTGGCGAGCGTTTCACGGAGGGTGTTCCCATAACGAGAATCGCCAACCATGCCCGTACCCTTAGATGGATCGATATGGTTTGCCAGGTCCAACAGATTGCCCTGGTTAAACCCGTCTTCCGTCTCGAACTCAATGTCGGACGTACCAAACAGAACGGGGATCGGCGTGACAAGGCGCCAAATTAGCGGAATGCTGTCGGTAACCAGCGTGCCAAACACGGCATCCAGCGACCCATCGAAGTCCTTCGCGCGTTCCCAAGCCGTAGTGCGGCAGACATAGATGCCATTCTGCTTCTTGTCCGCTTGCCCGTTCACGCCGATGCGCTCGCCATCCAGGGCGGTGTGCGACACTGAAGATCCATCGGGCGTAATGGCGTTGATAACCTGCTCACCGACCAGCGTGATGGGTGACGAGGTCATGATCTTGATCGGCGGCTTCACAGCAACGGATGTGGTCAACCCATCAATGCGGCTGATCATGGTGGATGGCATAGGGCTTTCCTTTCTTCTGGACGAAAAAAAGCCCGCTCAGTGGCGGGCTCGCTATGGGTGCGGCTGAGTTACTTTTTCGGCGCCCCATGCAGCAGGGCCTTGATAAATTCGGCGGCGTCTTCTGGGGTTTCATCCCCGACGGCCACGTTCCACAGGTACAAACCTTGGCGCGTGATGGGCTTGGTGGGTACGCCCAGCAGGTAGCCGCCGGCGGTGACCATGGATTTGGCTGCGGCACCGGCTTCCTTGTCGCCCGTCGCCAGGCCGGTAATCGCTCCAGCAGCTTGGCGGCCCGCGTTGATGGCTTGCCAGGCCGGCGACAGCGATCCGGCGTGGCCGCTGAGTGCGGCACCCAGGGTGTCGCGTATCACCGGGAAACCGGACACGCCGAAGCCGAGCGTGCTTTTCGCCATCCAGGCGGCAAGATTGTCGTCTTCGTCCGGGCCTTTGCCGGTGAGCAGGTCGCCTACCACGCCCTGGAAGAACGCCAGCGCGATCATCGAGGCGACCGCGCTCGCCACCGTGCGCGTGCCCTGCTTGGCTTCGAAAGCCAGGTCCCGGTTCTGGTTGTAGTAGGCCGAGAATGGCGTGTAGAACATGGTCAGCAGGCGCATGGCGGCTCCCTGGTCCTTGCGCTGAATGGCTGCGATATCCATCGCCCCGGTACCGCCCTGCGAAAGTCGTACGGCGTTGTCGCCATCGAGCGCGGCGGCGGCCGGCTCCTTGCCCGCTGCCAGTCCTTCGCGATAGCTGGCGAGCCAGATTGCGCCGGAAATGCCACGGTCCAGGTAGCCCAGCAGGTTGAACGAGAACCGCACCAGATCATCGCGCTTGCGGAAGAAGGCGTTCTTGCCGATCAGGTCGGCCATGCTGGAAGCCAGCCGGCCATCCTCCGTGTCCCAGCGCAGGCGCATGGCCGGGGATGCGTCGGTGATCATCCGGTATGTCTCGACCGGCGAGCGGATACCGTCGAGCAGACTCTGCGCCAGCAGCCTTGGCTTGACGTACCGTAGCCCAGGGATCAGGCCGCCGATCTGCGCCAGCATGGTGGTGCTGGAAAGGCCCAGGCCAACAATCGAAGTGTTTGTCCGTGCCGCATCCAGGAACCGGTTGAAGTTTCCGGTCTCCGGCGGGTTGCGGTCATTGGCGATCGCCTTGAGCCACGGCAAAAAAGAATCCGCACCGCGCGGTCCAAGCTTGTCGATCAGCACCGCCCTGATTTGCGGGTCCTTGGTCAGGCGGTGAGCATCCTGTAGGGCTTCCCGGTGCGTCAGGTCGTGGACGTGCTGCGCCAGGCGCTGGGGAATGGCGCTCAGGTCCAGCAGCAGCGGGCCGCTGGCATTCTCATTCCGCTGGTTGGTGAAGCCGTTGGAAGGTAGAGCACCCTCAAACCCTTCGTTGAACAGTTCGCCGCCCACGGCAGCCGGCGGAGCACCGGCCCGCTTGCGGTCGTACATGATCGGGAAGTACCCGCCACGGTATTCACCAAAGGCGGTATTCACCGGCTTGGGCTCGATGCGCGGCGGCGCCACGCCAGACAGGCGCTTGTACATGGCAGCGATGTCAGGCCAAAGCGCGTCGAAGGAATCCCACACCGACTGCACCAGGTCCCAGTCCTGCTTATCCAGGCGGCCCAGCATGTCGGCCAGGGCCGCGTCGTTCAGCTTGTTACCCTTGAGCAGCTTGGTACGGTTCGACTCGTTGCCGGTGTTCAGCGCGTGCATCAGGATCTCGCGACGGTTGAACGACTTGCCTGCACTGGCGATGTAGAAACGGTCGGCCAGGCGCTTGGAGTCCATGCCAGCGAAGCGCTCGACGATGGAACGAATGCCATTCTTGAACAGGGTGCGCTCATTGGCCTGGGCCTCGGCCAGCGGGTTCCACACCAATTCATGCCAGGGGCCGCTGGTGTTCTTGCCGTCCAGGCGATTGATCACGTTCTCCATTCGGGTCAGCGAGGCGTCGAGCCCCGACAGCGCGTTGTAGGCTTTGTCGGTGGTGCTCTCGCTGCTTTCCGATGTCGCCACCTTGCGCGCGTCGACAGGCACGTTTTCATTGAGGGAGCGGATCAGGTCGCTGCGGGCCTGCTCGTAATCGCGTTTGTCCTTACGGTTCAGCAGCTTGTTTTTCAGCCTGGCGAGGTGCTCGATGTTCACCACCGCATCGCGCACGCCGTTCAGCTCTTCAAACGTCAGGTCCCGATAATTGACCTTGGCGCTTTGCTCGATCAGGTGCTGGGGCACGGTGACCACATTGCCGGCGGCTTCCTGCTCGCTGACGAACTGGGCCAGGCTCCGGCGGCGCTCAACCTGCGAACCGCTGACTTTGCGGAACTCGTACTGATCCAGCAGCCCTTCGATCTGTTCCAGGTAACTGGCGCCAGCCTTGCCGATTCGCTCGCGAGTCGATGCTTTTTCGAAGCGGCGCATGAAGGTGTAGATCTTTTCCTCTTCCTTGCGGGCGGCGGTCGCCTCCCGGAACAGGTAGTGGTTCAGCAGCTCACGCTGCTTTGCCTCAGCGGCTTCCTGCCAGCGGTTTTTGCTGGCGAAGTTGAAGGCGTCACGGTTGGCCTTGCGCTCGGCGTTCAGGTACAGGTGCGGCTGGATATCGCGCACCGTCTTATCGGCGATCACCTGGGTGGCAACGGCACGGATATCTTTCAGCGATGGGATAGCGCTGTAGGCGTCATTGCGCAACTCTCGAGAGTTCGAATCCTGGGCCCGCTGGACTTTTTCAACCTGGCGGCGCAAGCGATCGATTGCGCGTAGCTCAGCCCGAACCACCTGGGCTCGGTCATCGTTGTGCACGGCTTCGATGGCGCGGTCAGCCAGTGATCCGTCGTTGAGCATGTCGCCATACTCGGCGCGCATCCGAGCCTCGGTTTCAGCCTGGATCAGATCCTTGCGCCCACGGGCGCCCACCAGGGCTTGGACCATCTCGTCGCCCGAGGTGTAGCCGAACTGCTCGGCCACCAGATCCGGATGGATTCCGTCATCACTGGTCATGCCGCGCAGGCGCGACACCACCGGCTTCCCATAACGCTCCACCAGCGGACCCCGGGCAAGCTTCACTGGCTCGCCCACGGTGCCGTCGGTTTGCACTCCCTTGAGCAGCAGATCCTGCACCCGATACACGGGCTGGGCGTCGACTTCCTTGGTCACCGCCTCTTGCATGATGGCACGGGCTTCCTTCCACCACTTCTGCTGCTCACGGGTCAGCTCATGCAGGGCTTCGGCGGTCAGGCGCTCCTCGGCGGCCTGGCCTGCCTTATCGGCCGCGGCGCGGTACGCGTCGAACTCGGCCGGCGACATACCGGCGACCTTGGCATCCGCGAACAGGTTGCGGTACGGGGCCTGGGCCACGGCAATCTCATCGTCGGTGGCCAGCAGCCGGTCGAACACCCGGCGCACCTCGTCGTTGAGCTGGACGTTGAGGCGGCTCGCATCACGGTAGATCTGGGTAAGCCAGGCCTTGAACCGGGAGAACGCCGACTGCAACGCAGCGCTGGGGGCCTTGCCCTCGCGCAGGTACGCCTCGAAGCCGCGGGCAAACTGTTCGTGCTGCTCAACCTTGATGCCGGAACGATCACTCACGCCAAACCAGTCGAGGATCGTTTGATAGTCCTGCTTCACCTGGTCAGGCACATCAGTGCGCGCCGCCAGATCGCCCATGACCTCAAGGTAGAAATGCCCGGTTTCATGCAGGAAGGTCGACAGGTTGGCCTTGTCGGTCAGCTTGATATTGAACTTGCGACCGGCATCGAACTGGATGAAGCCGCGGGCACCGCCCTCCTCCTGGTCGAAGCGAACGGCATCGCTGCCCAGCAGCGCCTTGCGCACCGCTGCGTTGTCGAGCACGTTCAGGTCCAGGCCTGACTGGTCAATGGCTCGTTGCAGCTCGTCCAGGGCCCCGCGAGCGTTAAGCTTCTCCTGGTTGATGTTGCCGGGGGCCGACTGGCGCTGGCCGCGCAGCTCCTTGTCGAGCGCTGCCAGCAGCATGTCGGGGGTGGCGGTCGGGACATTGCCAAGATAGCCCGCCTCGGCGGCCTGTGCGGCCATGTCGTCAAGGCTGCGCCCGCCCTTCCTGGCGATACGGTTATTGCCTCGACGTCCGACGTCGGCGTCCCGGGCGGCCAGCTCACCGCCTTCATCGTTGATACCACCCCGCTCACGGATGAAGTCGATCAGCGATGGACCATTGATTGCAGCGTCGTCGGGGATGTCGCCGGTGCGCAGGCGGTCCAGCAACAGGTCCAACTGATCGACGCCGCCCGGGCTGCGCAGCACCTCCGGGATATCGCGCCCAACGCGAAGCTGGTATTGGCTGAACAGCTCATAAGGATCGATACCGGAGCGCTCGCCCAGGGAACGGAATGCCGACTGATACAACGACGCCTCGCGGTCGGCGGTCTGTGCCTCTCGGCCAATGCCCAGCAACTGGCCGCGCACGTCCTCGAATACCCGGCGGTCAGACGCGGCAATCGCATCCTGTTCGACCCGGTCGCGCAGCCGGTCCAGTTCTTCCGGGGCGCGTTGCTGAAACTCCGCCAGTTCGCGCAGGGTCATGGCGTCAGGGGTGGCGCGCATATCCTGCTCCAGCCCCCGGTGGTGCCCATCCTTCGCGATGACCGAAGCCCACTTCTCCAACGGGATCGAGATATCGCTGCCCAGGGTCAGCGCTTCAGCCAGTGCGTCAGCGTTGCCCGTGGCTGCGGTGGCGAACTGCTCAGGGTCCAGGTTGTTTTCCTGGAAATAGCGCTGGAACTGCTCGGCCGGCACCAGGATGTTTTCCACGTTTCCGCCGGCCTGCTCTTTCAGTCGAGCAATCAGCGCTTCGGCGCGCGGCGGGGAGCGCTTGAACAGCTTGGAGTTCTCGGCCATGTCGCCCAGGCGCTGGACGGCGGCCAGGTCCTGCTCGATCTGCCAGTAGCGACGGCCCGAGCTTGCTCCCGCAATAGCGACGTCAACCGGTGCGGTCGCCAGGCCAAGGGCGGCGTTCAGGAAAAGCTCGCCACCGGTGGCCTCTTCGCCCACGGCTGCTGCGCCTGCTGCTGCGCCACCAGCGCCACCAGCGGCCTGAGCTGTGCCCTCGACCGCGATGTTACCCAGCTTGCCGCCCATGCCACGCCCAGCGAATGGGATGGGCAGCATGCCGCCCAAAGCGTTTACCGAGGCCTCGGCCAGCGTGCGCTTGAGGCTGTAGGCGTAGGACTGATCAATGTCGCCGGTTTTCTTGAAGCCTTCGGCCAGGTTCTCGCCGGCCCCGCCAGCAACACCAGCCCCAAAGTTCACGCCGCCCACGACGATAGCCTTCTCGGCGGCGCGCTGAGCGAAGGTGCTAGCAAGGCGACTGACGGCAAGGCTCTTCGCTGGCTGCGCTGCTATACCGCCCAGGCCGCCACCAACCACAAGGCTGGGCAATGCCTCGGTCAATGCGTTGCCAATCAAGCCTGGATTACGCAATGCGTACTGACCACTGTCCGCCGCGGCACTGCCAAACCCGGCACCGCCAGCCCGGGCTTGGTCGAACACCTGGCCGGCGAATGCAATGCGCTGGTCGCGCGGCATGGCCATGTAACCCTCGACGGCGCTCACAACACCGCCCTCGCTCTGGCTGGTGTAGTTCGGCTCATCCGTCCCGTTACGGTCCAGGGCGCTTTGCGGGGCCAGCATGTTGACGAAGAACCCGCCGACCGAGGACAGCGATCGGTCCAGCAGGTTTGCACCAGCCTCGCCGATCAGACCAAGCTGCCCAATCCCGCGAGAGAGGGCATCAGTCGTATCGGTGGAGTGCTGCTGCCCTGATTCTTTGACGAAGCTGTCGAAGGCACCCTCAACATCCGACAGCGCGTCGATGTCGTCGTGGGCCACACCGGCATTGTTTGGGTCGGTCAGAAACTGGTTGGTGACCGGCGCACGGCTCAGCAGAGCGTCATAGTCCACCGCGTCAAGCTTCGCCTTGCGCTCAACCTCTGGCCGGTTGCGAGATACCACATCCGGCGCCAGGCCGGTCAGCTCGGCCAGGCGCTGGATATTGGCCTGCTCGTCCGGATTGGTGTCCGCGACGTAGCTCAAGGCTGTGCGTGGGTTTGGCAGGTCACGCTGCCGCTGGATCACTGCATCGTATTTGTTGGGCTCACCCTGGCCGTCGGCACTGGAAAGAATGTCGTCGTAGCGGCTCATTGATTGGCCTCGTTGAAGAGTTTCAGGATTTCAGCGTCATTTGCCACGCGGCCATGGCGCTTAAGCGCTTCGACGATCTGCTGGTGCTCGTCGGGTGGAATTTGCTTGATGTCCCGAACGATAACCTGGTCGCCAGGCTCCCGCTCGAAGGTGCGTCTCTTGGTGGAGAACAGTCCCATCAAGCCGGAACCCGGCACGTCGCCCTGAATGAATGCCCGGTCCACGACCTTTTGCACCTGGTCGGGTGTCGCCTTCTTGCCCTGGTCCTGCTCCAAGGCGCGGATCTGGGTATCGACGTACCGTCGAGCGGCCGCTACAGACTTGGCGTCGGCCTTGCCGGCTTTGGCGCTCGGATCGATTCCAGCAATGCGCAGGGCTTCTTTGAAGATATCGTCATTGCTACCGATGGATGCCGTGGCTTCGGCGCCCTTCTCGCGGCGGTCCTGCTGGAGCTTGGTCAGTTCTTGGAAGTCGGTGTCGGAAAGCTTTCCGCGCATCGCCAGCAGGTTCATCTCGTTGCCATTGACGATCTCGTCGCGGGCCCGGTAATAGACTTCTTGGTCCGTTGGCCGGCCTGGCTTGTAGTTCATGATCTGCTTGCGGCCTTCGGCGGGCAGTGCGGCCCAGGTAGCGGCAGGGATCGAATCCCAACTATTACCCTGCAAGACGGTATCCCACGCAGATTCAAGGTTCTGGGCGTCCTGCTGCTTGCGCTGCTCCGCCTGCCAGTCAATCCGATCTTTCGCGGCTTTCAGGGCAATCGACTTTTGATCTGCTGTGAGGTCGTCTCTGGAGTCAATGGCCTGGGCAACTTCGCCAAAGCTTGGCTCTTGCGCCTGCAATGCCTTGCCCAGCACCTTTTGGGTGTACTCGCGGGTTTCCTTGAATGGAATCCGGTCGAGAAACTCGGTTTGGCTGACTTCTCCCGTGCGCGGATCGCCCAGCTTGAGCTTGCTTTCGTTCTTGCCGGTGGTGTTGGTGCCGTTGATCCAGTCGTTCACCATGCCAGGGCCAGCGTTGTAGGCTGCCACCGCCAGCGCGGGCGACCGGAAGTCATCGGTCAGTTTCTGGAAATAAGCCTGGCCCAGTTGCCGGTTGTAGTCGGCATCGTTGCGAAAGCGGTTTTCGTCCCACTCAACACCAGCAAGCTTTGCCGCTTCCGGGCCAGTACTCGGCATGATCTGGGCGGTGCCGATAGCGCCACGACTGGAAGTCATCGGCTCCCCATTGCGATCGAACTGCTTGCCACCACTTTCAGCCTGCAGGATTGAGGAGAACACGCGATTGTCCTGACTGCTCAAGACCTCAACTGCTTTGGCTCCAACGTTGACGCCGACCTGGCGGTCGACCAGGGGCTTAAGCAACTTGGCTGCCTCAAGCTGTGCGTCAGGGGTCATGTTGATAGCGTTTGCGGTGAAGTACTCGCTGGCCTTTATCGGGTCCCGCGTGGCGAGCTGCTCAATAACGGCGGCGTTTAGCTTGGTCTTGGCGCTCAGGATCTTTTGTTCTACAAGCTCAGGAGGCAACCCCTTTCGCTTTGCCTCGTACCCTTCAACGGTGAGCAACTTGCCCTGGTAGTAAGCGACTTGATCGGGATCGCCGGCGTACATCGCTGCGCCTTGGATGGCGCTCTGGCGCTGACCGTCCGCCACATCGTTATGGTATTTCTCGCGCTGGCCAAGCTCATAGCGAGACAGTTCCGAACTCAAACTGTTGCGCTGACTGGACGTGATAGTCTGCCACCGGGCCCGCTGAGCCTCGGTGGTAAGACCTTTTCCGATCTGCTCTACCTGCTTTTCAAACTCTGGGAGCGTCGTGGTGCTCACGCCCAGCGCGTCCCTTCCGCTCTTTGCGTAAACGCCTTTATCGGGGTCAAACATAGCGCCCAGCTTCCACTCGGAAAGCTTCTGTTCCGCCTGCATTACGTTGGCCGTATCGTCTCGCTGTATGGCCTGGTCGACGAGATTCGTGATGGCGCCTCCGATGGCCTGGCCTACCTGGGCATTGGCCCGCGCCATCTGCGTGCCGTCATATGTCGCAACACCGCTCGACGCCTGTCCAACCGGTAGCGGCGCGTCAATGCTGGGCAGCTTTGGCATTACATGTTCCTCACGTAAGCGGGATTGTTATACAGCGGAGTTGATTGACCCTGCGTATTGGTACTGGCTGTACCAGTCTGGGCAAGGCCAGATCCATATTTCGATGCAAGACTGGCCACACCTGAGATCAGCGTGCCGGTGGCCGCACGCTTACTGGCAGACTCGGCTTGGTCGCCGCTGTAGCGAGTAGCGGTTGCCTGGGTCTCCAGGCCTCTGGCCGCCTGCTCGCCGTTGAACATATCCACTAGCGCGGCGTATTCGCCTTGGCCTTCCAAGTCAGCGATGCGATTCACCACATCAACGGAGCCAGCACCGCCTGCGGCAGCCCCCACGGCCTGCGCGCGTGAGGCAGCGATTCTTCCCTGGCGTCTAGACTCCATCGCCCGACGCTGCGCCATGGCTCTTTGGGCATTGGCATTGTCGTCGTACTGTTCGGCGGAAAACTTCGCCGCATCGTTCTGGGCGGCTCCGGCGTCCCGCTGAGCTTTCATCGTGCTCACGGTCGAAATAACCGTACCGGCAGCCGCAATGTAGGGGAGTGCCGCGGCTAGGAATGCCATACGTAATATTCTCCGTCTTGTTCAAAGCCGAGATAGGCGAGAAATCGGGCCGATGTATCGAGGTCTTCGTCACGGATCGCATAAATCGGGCGCCGCTTCTTTTCCATGATGGAGCGCATCATGCGAGCCCCGCTGATGATGGTTTTCTTGAAGGACGATGCTTCTTCTTTGAAATCGCTGAAGCAGATCAGCCGACCGCTGTGCTCATACAGCCCGGCCACGGCCAGGATCTCGCCGTCCACGTCCAGCACGACGGCCTGGACTGTGTGGCTGATGGGCTGGCCGTAGAACTGGGTCAGATCAGCGGATGACGCCCATCTAGCTCTTGTCATTGGTTTCGATAACAAAAACGGCGCCCAAGACAGTAGCCGGCCTTGGCGATGCGGCCTCAAGGCAGATGCGAGCATCCGTATCCCATGACCCTGGAAACTCGATCGTCTCATTGTCGTAATCTGCCCAAACACTTTCGGTTGGCGTTTGGTAGTTTTCAATGTCCGGCAGGTCATCCAGGGTCTCGAAGTCCTGCCCAAACCGAACACCTTTGCGGTGTGTGTCGGCGAGCACGAAGCCGATCTGAGATATCCGTTTTTTCTGAAGCAGCGCCGCGCCGAGCGATGAGGCATAGGCAAGCTTCGAACTCTTAAACCTGGCGCGATAACCAAGTCCGGCAACAACATTCGAAGCGGCCACGTCAAGGGTGATGTTTCCTCCGGAAACAGTCTTGTCACCTACATCATCACCATCAGCCCAAACGGTAACCACCTTTCCTTCGAGGTGGCTCAGGCCGCCGATCATTTTCGTTGGCAGCCCCTGGTACACGACGTGCGCATCGGCGCACTTAGAAATTTGTCCGCCTCGGCACTCCGCCTCACGAGCCCATTTCTCGTAGAAACGGACCACGCTGCCGTTGATCGTGCGCTTCACGATGTAATAAACGTTGTCCTCGACATTGCCAGGGAGAACGGCGACGTCCTCAACCTCGCCGTCGGTTTCGAACATCACGAAACACCGGACATTTTCCAGTTTGTCGTATACCAGGATCGCTACTTTGCCGTCGCCGCGAACGCAGTGAACTCGTGTGTCAGGCTGACGTTGGACGGCCAACAGGTCTATCGATGGCTCCCCAATCTCAGGACACAGGAGTGTCAGTTCGGCGCTGCTATAGTCGTAGACGTTTCCGTCAAATGTCAGCTCAAACAGCTTCGTTCCGCTCTTCTGAACGAAAAGCCCGAGGCTGTCGACCTTGATTCCCGCAACAGCAGCAGAGCCCTGGGTTGAACACTCCTTGATGTTGTAGTTGTCTGGCGTCAACGGTTCATCGAACGATGATGATCTGGCCGATATCTCGGCACCCTGCCCGCCAATGACCAGGCGTTGGAGCGGAAGCAGCCAGTTGATGGTGTCGACCGGCCCGGAGCCAATGTTTCGATTGATCGGTCCGGAGTCCCCCTCGGTCTCCGGATCGAAATTATCAAACGCGTCCGATACGGAGCCCCAGTTCTTGTCTTTGCCGGCCCACCATAGGCGTCCCTCGTACAGCGCCGTAGACGTAGGCCAGCCACGCCTGTCGGACCAGGCACCCTCAGACCAGACCTCTGTAGCCGTCGTTCCGCCCAGGGCCTTCAAAACCTCAGCCTGAACCTGGGTTTCATTTACAAACGCAGTGACCCGGGCAACGCCCGTGATACTTCCGAGGGAGTAGATCAACTGCACCGAGATAGTGCCAGAAGTGTACTCGCCAGTTTTTACGCCGATCCGGTAGAAGATGATCTGATTGTCCAGTTCATCGTTGAAGGATCCAGCCGTCGGGATGGTGAAGGACTCAATGTCCTCCCAGGCACCCACGGCCCCAACGCTTCGCTGGAGCCTGACCGTCGCCGTAAACACGCCAGTCACCGAGCGGGTGAAAATCCGCGTCCCCCCCACGCCTGTGATCCTGATCGGATCGGAGAACTGGTTATCGCCAGTGATGGTGGCAGTTACCTTTTGACCCACTGATGAAATCTTATAGATCGACGACACGTTGGTTGTACGGAAGATTGGCGTGGATGAGTTCAGGGTAATGTTGCCGACAAGCCCGCTCGCGGTGATTGTCGTGTTGGAGGTGTTCTCCAGCATGTATGGCCCGGTACTGGACGTGTAGAGCACAACCGACCAGGAGTTGCCGCTGCGGCGCTCGATGCGGCGCTGCTGATACCCGTCACAGGCCACGAAAATAACGTCGCCCGACTGGGTGTGGCGAAGCCGATAAAGGTCCGTCTCAGCCCACGGCGCGGGAACCACTACCGGCCCAGCAGCCTCAACCGCGATTGACTCGACCAGGGCGGCATTGATGGTTCGGTTCATCAAGCTGATGTGGAAGTTTGCCGACGGTGTGAACGTGATGGAATGCACGCCAGGGCGCAGGGAAACCTCCCGCAAGAAGTTATCCGCCCCGGCAGTCGAGCCAACCCTAAGCAGTACAGGGCCGCGAGTAACAACGATCCGAAGTGCATGCTGCTTGTTTGCATCGTCAAGGCTTACTGTTACTTCCTGGCGGCGAATTGCAGCGTTCGGACCGGTCCCTGCGAGCGACATGGCACCGGCTGACCAGGCTGAGGTGGCTCCAGCTTCATCCGAGTCAGTCCATCCAGACAGGTCGGTTGTGAACTCGCCGTTTGTGATGACGCTCGTTACAGCGATCCTCTCAACGATAATGTCGTTGACGCGGATGCGCATTGAGCCCGCGCTGAATTCCAGCATCGCTGTATCGATCGTTGAGAAAATAAATGGAATCATCTTGGAAAGCAGATTATTCCGGGTCGTCCCAAGGTAGGAAGTTCCTGGCCGCAGCATCATCGGCCCGAGCATCCGCGGAAGCCAGTTGGTTTGCTCTTCAGCGGACAGGGCCATGCGCTGCAGGTCAACGCGAGCAAGCGCAAGCTTTGAGATTATTCCGCGATTGAACGCCTGGAACAGGACAGATTGCTTTGCCATTACCGCCCCCGATCCCTGCGATTAACTCCGCCAAACTTGGACATTACCCAGGATCCCATGGGCAGCATCTTGGTAGGCTCGGTCATGGAGTCTTTCGACATAGCGTCTTTATGGCGGTCCATCAGGAGCCGCCTGATCTTCTGCTCGGTTGACTCGGACTTGTTGAGCGCGGAGCACGCCTCCGTAGCGAAATAGGCAGCCACGTACTTCATGAAGGTCTGAGGCCACAGCGAAAGGTCGTAGCCGTAGTTGACGTGATTCGACACGTACTTCACGAAAAGCGACTCATCATCCGCAAACCAGAACCCGGCCTCGTCGGTGTAATGCAGGTTCGGCGTGGTGAAGAACTCGTCGGTACACACGGAGGTGACGCGCACCAGGTCATCAGGTTTGTTGAAGGCATACCGGTAACCGAAGGGAGGCTCAACCGATGGCGAAAAGGTGATCTCCACCGACCTCATCGCGAACTGCCACTGGCCCTGCTCAAGCACGAAGTCAATGGCGCCCGCATCCCAAACTGTATCCAGGATGCGGCGCGGCTCGCGGTTCTCAGTCAGCGAGGCGAGTTGACGCTCTCCAAGCAACCGAAGAGCTTCGTTGTAGATGCCCAGTCGAGCCGCGGCGGGAGTCATGCCACAACTCGCAGGTGGTCGGTGAGCCACTTGTGGGCCGAAGCCTTATCAACAGCCCCTTCGTGCAAGATCGCATTGTCCGATTCGCGGATTACGCGGTACTTGGAGTGCGGGCCGGACCACTTGACAATATGCCCTTCGACTTTTTCCGCCGCCGGTCCTTCCTCGTTGAGCTCAACCAGGTTGATCAGGCGAACCTTGGCCCAGTTGCGGGAGGCCTGCATGACCAGGAGTTCGGCGTAGAACGCGCCGTCTTCTGCGCGCACCTCGATCTTGTCCCACGGTTTCAGGCTGGTCGAAACGTGCGCCCAATAGTCGAGCTTCGCCAGGTCTTCAGGCTTGGTGCCGGCCTCGGCCGTGACAGCCCAGCAGCTACGAACATAGTCGGCTTGGGTAAAGCGAGATTGGTTCAGAGACATGATGTTCCTCGATTAACCGCCGAGGCGGTCTGCGTCAGTGAGAATGGTGCTGGAGCGACCTTGCTGTTGTTGCTGCAAGGCCATGCGCCGGCGCCGTGCCGAGGTGACCTTGTCGTCATCGGCGACTGGCATTACGGCGGCTTTTTCCGCAGCCGGCGCCGCTTCCGGAGTGGCGCCCATGATGTTTTTCTCGCCCTTGCCGGTCATGGTCGGAATCCCGGCCTTTTCAAGGATTACGTCACCGCCGCGCAGCGGGTCGATCTTCTTGATCTTCTTGCCCCACTTCTCGCCAAAGCCTGAAAATCCGGCCATTTTTGGGTCCTCAAATAAAAAAGAGGCAGAACGATTGCTCGCCTGCCTCTTTGTTGCCCTTTACAGGGTTATGCCAGGATGGCCGCCGCCACAGTGGCAGCACCACCAGCGGTCACCACAGAGACGTAGTGGACCGTGGTGCCGATAGTCGCGGACGACTTCGATACCAGGATCACGTCGCCGACTTCCATGCCCAGGGCATCGCCGTTGGAGAAGTAATCCGCACCGGCAACGGTGGTGTGCACGTCAGTGGAGGTGTAAGCCCACAGAGCCGTACCGGCCCCCATACGAGGAATCATCAACTTCGGTGGGTTGGTAGTTGCATAAGCCATTTCGATTCTCCTTACTGCGCTGCGAAGGCAGAGCCGTCGTGGTTGATGACTACAACGCCGCGGTTTTGCAGCAGCTTGGAGCCGAAGTAACCGGTGGCGCGGGCGAACGAGTAATCCTGCTCCTCGTCGAAGCCGACAGCGGTCGACAGGCCGGCCAGGTCAGCGGCGTGGCCGATGGCGTCCTTGTGGTACATGAAGCACTTCTCAGCAGCAGTGCCCTTGCCGGTCAGGTTCGGGTGGACAATCCAGTTCACACCGGCCCAGCGGAACATGGTCAGGTTGCTTTCGAACGGCTTGCTGTTCACGTAGTCGGCCGAGGCGAACTCCTTGGTCTGCATCAGGTAGGCCTCGAAGGCCGGGGTGATGAGGGCCGAGATATTGCCGTCCATGGGGACTTCGTTGTTGCCCAGGATGGTCTTGGCGTACATCGCCAGCGACAACGAGGCGGTCTGCGCAGCACCGGTATCGTTGGTGCCGGTAGCCAGCTCGGTGATGATGTCCTGGTCCATCTTGCGGTTCAGCACCGCCATGGTGGTCTGCTGCATGATCGCGCGACCGTCGCCCTGGGAGGCGAAGATATTGAAGCTGGTCCGGCGCACCAGGTCGTGCCACTCGGCAAGAGTCGCGGTGTACTGGTTCAGGTTGTCGGCACGGGCTGGAATCAGGCCGTTGACGCCGCGGGTCACCGCAGTGGCGGAGCCAGAGTCAGCCACCAGGAATACGGCCTGGTTGCCCTTGATCTGGGCTTCGGTGGTGACGGTAGCGCGCACCAGGGATTGACGCTGTTCAAAGCCGGCGATGAATTCGGTGCGGTACTGTGTTTGGAACGCTGTATCGGCCATGACGGGCCTCCTGAAAGTGATGTTTAGTCACTCGCTTCGGGGTGTCCGTCATGGCTTGGCTCAGGTTGTCCCGGAGGATCTGTGCCGCGCCCTTCATGGGGCCTACGTCGAGATAGCGCAAAATGCGCCAGCAACTAAATATGAGCATGTTTCATGTTGAATTGCAACAAGATGAAATTACTTCATCCGCTCTTTTGCGCTGGTCAGTTGCCGGAACCGTTCCTGCATGGGCTCGGCTTTCGGTCCTTTCCAGTATTCGGACTTCGGATCGCCCATCAGCTTGGTGATGCTCGCCAGTTCGTCGTTGATGGCCTGGCCGGCGTTTGCACCAGCGCCAGGCACCACGGCGGCAACAGGGTTGATCTCGCGGGCCAACTGAGCCAGCCAGCGCAGGGTGTCGGGCGAGTTGATGATTCGCGTACCGTCCTCTGTGCGCGCGTCCATCAGCATCTCCTTCACGTCGCCCGGGGCGCCGGACAGCAGGCCGCTGATCATGTTCATGTTGCGGCGGAAGTCGTTGCCGAACTCGGCCCGCAGCGCATCCTCCGATTGCTGCTTGAAGTTCTCGTCGTTCTCGTAGCGCTGAGCCTGGATCTCTTCCACCACGTCGTAATAGGCATCGACGCCGGCACTCACCTGATCGGGCGTGGCGTTCTTGCCGTGCATGCTGGTGAGGAACTTGTCGATGAGGGGCTTATCTGCCTCTCCGATGACGCGCCCCTCGGCCAGCTTCAGGTCGTACTTATCGGGTGTTTCCGGAATACCCTGGTCAGCACGGAACGCGGCCAGGTCCTCGGGCGAGGCATTGGCGCCAAGCGGCTTCTTCAACTCGCCGCGGGAAATCTTGTCTTGGGCCGAGATCAGCGCATCGAGCGCAGCCTTGGGCGAGGCGTAGCGACCAAGGCGCTTGAGCAGCTTGTCATCCTGGCCGGCGTAGCTTTCTCGCCAATCATCGGGCCAGGCCGACGTGACGGCAGGCTTCTGGTCTGCCGGCTGATCGAGGATGTTGCTAGGGGCTTGTTGTGCCGGTGCTGGATTCGCAGTGGAGGCCGGTGCTGGGGTTGCTGGAGCATCTGCGTTCGGGATATCGGCCGTGGCCGCGCCGTTGTCGATGTCAGTCATGTTTCACCTTTTCGTGGGTACAAAAAAACCCGCTCGATGGCGGGTCGTTGGCTGAATGCCTAGTTATTTCTTTGCGCGGGATATAGCTGCAGCGTTGATCTTCAACAGCTTGACGATCTGCAAGCCCGCGAACCGACGGCCCTGGGCGAAGGTGCCGTCATGCTCGCTGACTGGGCTGTAGGTGGACTCATAAGTCCAGCACGCCTTATTGATGATCCAGGCCAGTGCGCGCTTCTGCTGGTCGGCATTGGCGTCCCCGCGCTCCATGGCCTGCAATGCAGTGACGTCTGCCAGTTCCCAGTCGCTGACCGGGAGCCAGGCGTGCGGAAAGTCTGCTGGTTTCTTTGGCGCTGTCATTGGAGCCCCTGCATGGCCTGCCCGGCCTCAGCGTATTGTTTGGCGATCTCGCCACCCTGGGCGATCTGCTGGAGCTGCTGCTGCGCCTGGACCTGCTCTTCCTGCGCAGCAACGGCTTGCTCGGTGTCTTCCACGCTGTTGACCCACTTGGCGGGGACGCCGATACCTTCGAGCGAATCGCGAAGGGCTGTCTTGGCGTCGAACATGAGCGCCGCCGACGGGTCCAGGTCCACCACCTGAGCCAGCAGGTTCTTGGCCTGCATGAGAACGGTGCCTTTCTGTGCCTCGATTGCATCGCGCAGCGGGCTCTCGAAGGTGAACTGGATGTCGGCCTGGCTCAGGCTCTGCGGAATGTCCTGCATCGGCCCGAAGGTTCCGGCCCGGTACAGGATCTCGAACGTCTGCTCGCACAGCTCGCCGTTATAGTCCGTCTCCATGGGTTCAAAGATCGGTAGGGCCTGGCGGATGTACTCCTGCACGCGCTGGCCGACCTCATAGGCGGTCATCTGTCCGGTATCCACGGGCATGGACAGCTTATTCAGGAAGAATGCCTGGGCGATCATTTCCCGGGTGTCCTGCTGCATGTTCAGGCCGAGCGGGATGCCAGAGCGATCCATTTCCAGCGGGCGCAACACTTCGCCAAGGCGCTCGTCGTACTGCGAGTCAATGGCCGTGATGCCGCCGGCGTACACGCTGATGTCGCCACGGATAGCTTCGGTTACTGCAAGCATGGGAGGCGTTACCGCTTTCTCGCCGGCTTCCAGCAGCACGCGGGTCATGGCCTGGATCAGGCGTGCATCGGACAGGGCCGCAACCGTGGCCGGGGAATAGGCGTATTGGGAGCCGGACACCGTCTGCCAGCGCGGAATGGTATAGACCGTGGTATATGAGCCTACCTCCTCCAGGATGTTCTTGCTGTCTTCCTCGTAGAAGATCGACACATACGGGGTACGATACTTGCCGCCCCAGGTATATGCCGGCACGACAGCATGGCCGACCTTGATTTCCTCGTACGGGCCCTTGATCGCGATATCCCGGACCTTCTTCGACACGGTCTGCGGAAACAGCTTGATCAGCTCTCGAGCGTATGGCTTCCACTTGCGGAAGATTGTGTCGACCTTACCTTCCTCGTTCTCGCACCAGGCCACGTCGCGCAGGTGCCAGGTGCGATACAGCAAGGCGTCGGCGTTGCGGTTGAGCTGGGTGGAGATAACGCACTGGCCGAAGGCGGCGAAGTCGTGGTCGGCCTCCTTGGTAGCACGCACGAACAGCGCATGGCGATCATACATCGCCCGGCGCTGGGTCTCGGTGGCGTGCTCCAACCAACGCTTGCCGGCATTGTCTACACGATCCATGCGCGTGGTGCCGGTCTTGAACCATTCCTTGCTGGTTGGGCGCAGCATCCCGGAGAAAGCATTGCCCAGGTCGCGACGGGCCAGCAGTGGGTAGCTGGTCATCAGCCCTGATGCGAACTCCTCGCCGATGTTGCGTGAGGTAGTGAAGTCCGCGCGCTCAGGGTAGAAGTTATCGGCGATGTCCTGCCACAGGGACAGCAGCGGCGCACGCTTCTCGAAGAGCTTGCCGGCCTGCTCGCACAGGTCCTTTACGCGGTCTTCCATTGGATTACCCCAGAGTTTCGCTTGAGTTGTCGCTCAGGATCGTGCTGGCACGGCTGGCGCTACGGTTCTGCTGCTGGGCGTTCTTCTTGGTTTTTTCGCGCTTGAGCACTTCCGGATCAGCCTCTGGCATCGGAGGTGGAGGTGGCGGTGCTGGTTTTGGCTTTGGAGGGTTGAAGATTCCGCCCATCATTTTTTCCTCATGATTACGCGGGGCGCAGGACGCCCCTTGTGCTGTTGACCCCAAATACGGGCATCGGTGATTGCTTTGGCACCGGCGTGCCAGGCCATGACGACGGCATCGCCCTTGTCCGGAGAGCGACCCAGGCGCTTAACCAGGGCGTCCTTCGGCTCAAGCTGGATGACCCCACCGGAGTTGGCGCGCTTGATCTCGTAGGTGGGCGCCGTCAGGTCTGACAGCAGCTCCTGGTCATCAGGCAGCATGATCGTCGAGCCGCCAGGCTGATCAGGGTTCAGTGCTTCCCGGAAGCGCCAGTAGGCCTCTGTCCTGATGTTGAAGAACTTGAGCAAGTTGTCATCAGTGCGGCGCACGGACGGCTTGACACCCATGTAGGAGACGGCATCGACACCGTTCACCTTCAAGTGCGCGTAGGCATCACCGCCCCAACCACCACCGATATCGATCACGACCTTGCAGCCATCGCGGCGCTTGGATATGACCAGGCCCGCTACATCGGTGCCGCCAGGCGTTTCCGATCCTGGAACAGCTATCAGCGGTGCGTACCACCCATCATGGCGCCAGGCCAGGACCGTCTTGTCTGCGCCGCCCTGGGCCACGTCGACGCCGATCGCACACATCGGGATACCAATGGGCGGAACCGACTTCCAGCGCGCCATAGCAGCCGTTACCCAGGATGTTGGGATCGTCTGGTTGGCCTCATCACGCAGGGAGGCAGAGAACTTGCCATCCCGGTAAGCATCCCTAAGCTCCTTTGGCAGCGCGTCAAGGGTGCGCTTGTACTCGCCATCATCAGCTAGGTCCGGGTTATCACTGAGTTTGGCCGGGATGAACGTGCGGGATTTGGCATACACCTCTTCCCCGCCGACCAAGTGAGGGCCTGGCCCATCAACTTCGGTGTCTTCATCATGCTCATTGCGCAAGTACCACCGCAGCTCGCCGGGCTTGGCCGGATTCGGGTGGCGCGGATCAAGCCATGCAGCCCAGCGGCGGATAACCCACAGCCCAGTAGCACTGGTGGGCGGGTTGCCAGTGGCAACGATACGGCTCCGCTGACCAGGTTTGGCCGAACGGTTCCAAATCGTGATGAAGATGTACTGCGACTCGAGGAAGTCCGTGACCTCGTCGAACGCCATCAGGTCGTAGGGCTTGCCCTTGAAGTTCTGCTTGTCCTCTTCCATCTGGCAGCCGCCGAACTTAATCAACTGCTCGCCGCCACGCCAGATCAGGTCGGAACCGTTCCACCCAGACCGGTCGCCATCGAAGAGATTGCCCAGCAACTCGGCCTCAGCCATGTCCTTGGCGTCATCGCGTTGTCGACGCAGGATCAGTGACCGGGTGTGCTCGGTAGCCGCCAGGCCGCATACCAGGGCCGACTTACCACCCCCAGCCTGCCCACCGTAAAACAATTCGTCGGCGTCACTGTGGAACGCCATCATCTGCGGGCCCGGGTTGGGAACGAACAGCATTCCCTTTGTCGCTTCCAGTGCCTCGGATACAACTGCCTCACGCTCCTTCTGGGGCAAACCTTCCAGAGCGGCGAGGACTTCCCTGAGATCCATTATGCGTTGGTCAGGGCCGAGCTGATGACGAGGCGGCCACTGGGCAGGCGCAGTCCGAGGTATGCAGTCTCAGTGCCCGTATCAGTCCAGGTCAGCGCGATAACGCCGGCAGTGGTCGAGGTCAGGATGAACATCTTCTTGGCTACCACAGCCAGTGCTGCGCCGCTCGCACCAATGGCGATACCGGTCGAGCCACCAGTGGTCGCGAAGGCAGCCGCAGCCGCATCAGCGAACACGTAGGCCTCAATGATCTCGCGGTAGACGATGGCCTTGCCGGTCGAGTCCTTGAGCTGGATGGTGATCGCCCGGGCATCGCCAACCTCGGCGGCCACTGTGATGGACGCGTCGACACAAGGCGACGTGACCAGCAGTCCGTTGGAAACGAGCGCGTTCTCTTTGGTCAGGCCGAGCTTTCGGCCGTGTAGGGACGTAAGTGCGTCTGGCATGGTGTTCTCCTGCTATTTGCTGTTGCTTATGGAGGTCCTGGAGGCCGCCAGGGTCGGTGAATCAGTTGCCCGCGCCGTTCGTCACGTTGCAGATCGAATCCGCCGCCGCGTTGCGCAGCATGGCGATATGGGTTTCACCTGGAGCCACCGAGAAGATGGCGACCGATGCCGCCGGGATAAGCATGCTGGTTGTCGTAGCGGTCACCGTGGAGGCGCCGAACGCCACACGCACAGCCTCGGCGCCGGTCACGATGCGCACAGTGCGCACGCCAGCCACCGGGAAGGCACCCAGCGCAGTAGCAGCCGAAGCAGCACCTGCAGTGATGTTCTGCGATGCGCCCGGGCGGAATGGGGTTTCTGCTGGATAAGTCATGGCTTGAGCCCTTTGGACAGTAGGAATGCGATGCGGCGGGCGACTTCGTTGTCGGTAAGGTCTTTCGTCTCGATCGGGCCGCCATCCTTGCCGGTGACTTCCTGCTTCACTGGTGCATTCCAGCCCTGCATATCAGCCAATTGCTTGATCGCCGCCAATGGTGAGTGCTGCTTGATCTTGATGCCGTCCCGCCCGGCAGTCAGCTCGGCGATGGCAGGAAGCGCCTTCGGGTCTTGCAGCGCAGAGTCGCGAATCTTGAATGACGTCTGAACAACAGGGTTGCCCTCGCCGTCATCCCCAAGCTCGTAGGAGCCGAACTCGATCAAGTCGGTCAGGCTGATACGGGCAAGGCTGCTCAAGCGCTCCATGGCCTCCTGGCGAGACATGACGGCATCAGACAGGGCTGATTCCTTCATCGAATCCATAAACGCCTTCACCTTGATATTGCTCAACATGACGCAGGCGACTTGATCGGCTGCTGAATCACTCTTGGCCCTGCCGCCAGCAGCCTTGTAGGCCTCTCGCTGGCTCATGCCGCTTAATACATTTGTTGCTGTGCGCTGTTGCAGCTCGGTCAACTGCTCGAATAGCCGGCGCTGTTCTGAGGAGAGCTTCATTGCACCCCTACCCCCATAACGCGCCGAACAGCCTCGCCGGTTGACATAAGGATGCGCATTGACGGCCAAGGCATTGGAATAACACTCGCCGCTTCACAGGCCCCTTCAATGGCGGCATCAACCTCAACATCGCCAGCGGACGTCCACATCAGGCATTTCCTGACTCGCTTTACAGCGCCCTTTGTTTGAGCTATCTGGACGGCGTAGAGCGCCGCCTGCCCGATACCGGACACAACATGGTTGTAACCTTTGGAACCGTCTTTTGCCTCGATGACGCTGGCTGTGCCATCGGTGTGGAACACCACAATGTCGGCCCTTCCGTAGCGGACAGACATCTCAAGGATGATGGTGTCTGTGCTGGCAAGCGGGATGCGATCCTCCATAATCCCGCACTGAAAGGACTCCATGAACAACCGCACCAGGTCGCGCTCCACGCCTATCGGAACATCCTCTGGCAACAGTGATTTGCGCTCAGCCTCGATGCGCTCCCAGTCCGGGGCAACCTTCTCTGTCACCTCAATTCCCCTTCAAGCAAGTACGGGCTACGTAATCCTGCAAACCGGTCAAGGCGATGATTGCGGCGTCACCGTCGGTTGCGGTGGCGACAATTCGTTGAGCAGACGCTGGGTCAAGTTCGGCTCTCTCGGCTGCATCATCCACGCGGGTGGTGGAGGTGGCGGCTCGCACAGTGGTAGCGGAGCAGCGGGCTGGGACTGACAGCCGCTTAGCGCCAGCGCCGATACGAGCAAGAAGCTCAGCGTTAGTGGTTTGAGCATCGGTCAGGGCCTTTGTGTGTTCGGTGTCGAGTTGGGCCAGCAGCTTCTGGGTGTTGCGGCGAGACTGCGCGGCGGACTCAAGCGTGTTGATCGTGTCCACCTGGTCGCTGATGACTGCTTTGGCTCTGTCCAGGCTGTTGCTGACATGATCCAGGCGCCAGCCGGTGAGGATTAGCGCCACGGCCAGCCCTGCGATGAGGTAACGAATCATTACTGCGCCTCCATGCACTGGGTATAGCGCTGGAGCTGTCGAGTCCACACGCCTGGGCAACGCTTGTTGCCTGGGGTGGAGCAATCGAAGCCGGCAGCGAAGCGGTACTTGAGCAGCGAGGCGCACGCCTGGGCGTACTGGCCGGTCTGCAACTTGGTGCGCATCGAGGACTTGCGCCAGGTGCCGATGCCGTACTGGCCGATGAAGTCCATGTACAGATCGAACTCGGCTTGGTGCAGCTTCACGCCCTGGATGGACGCAGCAAACAGCTTCTCGTCCTGGCTGATCAGGTTGCGGGTCAGCACGTCAGCCCGTTGCGGGGTGATGGTGTCGCCCATGCGTACCGGTGTGCCGTCTTCGTAGCGGGTTGATCCGTGGCCGATGGTTGGGACATCACCCTTGGTGGGGATAACCGCGTGATCGGTGTAACCCTCGTTCGTTTTCCAGGCACCGATGCCGGCCAAGCTCATGGTGAGTAGGCCCACGACAACGCGCTGGCGGTTGTTCATGGGCGGCACTGGTCACGCAGGGCCTGGATGCGGGCGGTGCTCTCTGCGTGCTCCCGGCGATCCCGGCGAATCTGGAAGTAGGTGCTGATGACCAGGCCCAGCACTGCAACCACAACACCAGTGATGCCGATCCAGTTCACCTGGGACAGCCAGCCAATGAAACCAGCACTTGCACCAACCATCATGCCTTTGTTGGCCACTGACGCTCCCACCACCTCTACGATGCTCTCGGGCGTCGGGTTGGCCATGCTTGAACTCCTGCCTGGGGCTGCCATGGTGGGCCTCCAGAAATGAAAAACCCCGCACAGTGGCAGGGCTCAGGGTTGAATTTCAGAAACAAAAAAGCCCGACTCAATGGCCGGGCTTGTCTTGAAGCGGTAAAACCGCAATATGGGGCTAAAGTGCCACTTCTAAGTTAACACGTCAAGGAATTAAACCGTTTCGTAGCTCATGCCGCCATCCTCATATCCAGACACGCTTGAACATAGTTGTTCCCGGCGATTATCAGCTCTCGGACCTTGAGTCGCGTTAATCCAAGACCCTTGCCCACTGACTGCATTGTCATGCCAGTGCAGTAATAAAAGCGAATGCAGTCGGCGGTTTTAGGGTAGCGCTTCCACAGGGAGGCGACCGCATGATCGATCATCAGCGCCTCATCATCGCTGATCGCCGCCGGCAGTGAGCGTGAGACCTGCTCGACATTATCGCGCATCAGGGCGTACAGAGGGGATATCCCGTAGCCAGGAACTCCGGCACCCTGCCATACCCAGCGGCCCCATTGGGTGAGAAGCTCTTCGGCGTCGTAGGTCATGCTGCGTTCCTCTTGAGTTCTCTGGTCTTGGCCCGGTATTCGGCGGTCATCGCCTTAATTTGCTCGACGGTGTACTTCTTGGGCTCATGAGGCCCTTCCAGCCACTCGACTGCGTCGGCGCCGATGCGCTTCACCAGTTCAATGCGGTAGTTCACGATGTTCCCGGAAAGCTGGGTGTTGCACTGGGAGCACTGGCGGTGGCAATTCAAGGGTTCGAAGCGCAACTCTGGGTTGCCACCAACCGTCCTGTAATGGCCGGCGTCATATTTGCCCTTGTGGTGACTGCCACAGCTCACGCATGGCAACTCAGCGTCACGGGCGCGCACCCAGGCGTTGAATGCCTTCTGCGTATCCTTGAGATGATCGGCCCGCGTCTTGAGCGCCTCCTTGCGCACCTTGATGTCGCGTCGACCGATCTGCGCCAGGGACTTCTTGGCCTTTTGCTGGTTCACCTGATTGGTGGCAGCATCGGCAATCGCGCATTTCGGACTACACACGGCCTGGCCCAGACGCTGAGGGACGAATGAGGCCCGGCACGTATCGACCTTGCAGATCTTTGGCCGGGGTGCCTTCTTCTCCTTGAGGGCTACGCGCATGGCTCGGCCTCCTTGGCTTTATGCTGCTCTGGGGTGAAGTCGCCGCGCAGGGGCATCAGGTGCTCTGGCCGGAAAAACCCAGCACCGTCCGCGTCATCGCGATATACAGCCCAGCCGTCGAACTTCGGAGTCCAAAGGCAGCCATCAGGCTCCTGCGCTGTCTGCCCTTTGCGCAGGAAAATATCGAGCTTCACCGTGGTCATTGCGGGAAACCCGAATCCTGAGACAAGCGTCAGCGCCAGGTCGCCCGGCTTGAAGTTGTGGTTCATGCTGCCGCCTCCCACTGCTCAGGCATCTGCCCTTTCGGCTCGCTCCAGACCACACCCTTGTCGGCGCCGAAGGCGTACATGCACTCAATGACGTCGCCCAGTTCGGCCACGGTCATGCGCTTGGTGCTCTCGCCCAGCATCACTACCCCGCCGTTGATGCCCTGGGCCATGCGGATCTCCTGGCGGGCTGCTGCGGTCATGAGCGCCTTCCAGTCCTCGCTGTCGAGCTTCTGCATCACTCCGTTGACCGGCCAATCGACCTGGCGAGAGATGTCGCCCAGCATTGCCCACAGCTTGGCGTTCTGCTCCAGGGTGCGACGGGACTTCACCGGGCGGACGATGATCTCAACGGCACCGGCGGCGGAAAGCTCAGTGGCGAACAGGTAGGCCAGGCGGAACACTTCACGGATGCGGTTCGATCCGGCCGACCAGTAGTGGCGTGGTTTGTGGATGACGTTGCTCATCGCTTGGCCCTCCCCTCGGCCAGGAAATCACGTAGCTCTTTCTCGATTCCCAGGTGATCCAAATACACGGAGGCGAGCACGGTCGGCACAGCGGCGAGCATCAAGCCCTCATCCACCAACAGCACAAGGCCGATGAGTATCAAGCTGACCACGGCCAGGATCACACTGAGCAGACTGAAGATGTTCATGGCTGCTCTCCCTGGCCCATGGCGGCGCGCGCAACAGTGACGCAGCTCCACGCCTCAGCCTTTTCAGGGTCACCGTATTGGCATTCGGCATGCATCCGGTTCATTTCGATGATCTGGACCATGCCGTCGCGCAGTCTCTCGTTCTCAGCCCTCAGCTCAGCATTCACCTGCTCATAGGCTTTGTAGCCGGTATGGAGGCCGGCGTTTTCGGCCTTGAGCTGGTCGCGCTCGGACTTCAGGTCTCTGCAGTCCTGTCGCAGCGAATTGATAGCCCGCATGTGGGCGCCGTCATTTAATCGGCTGTTCTCAGAAATCAGCGTCAGGATCGCGGCAGGGTTTGCGGCAGCGATGAATGCCTGGTTTGAAAAGTTCTCAATGATGTCGTTAGGTCGCCGTGCATACATGGAGACCATCCCGATATGGCGGTCGGCGGCGTTGATGCTGCCTTCGTGATGGGAGTTGTCAGCGATCCATGGCCCCGGTGTTGCAGCCTCGGCCATCCGCTTGAGTTCGGTGTAGTCGGTCATGGCCGAACCCCCTTGATCGACGCAAAATCAAATTCAGGCAGTTCGCTCACGCCATTGAGGTAATCAACCATCACGTTCACGTCGCTCTCGTCGCAAGCGCCTGGCGCGCTCTGCCAGCAGTAGAAAGGGTCTGTGTTTGGCATGGCGCCGTAGCACATGATCCCGTAGCGGCTGTACATGCCGTCATGGACGACCCCTACCCGGGCTTTGCCTTTGTCGAAGTACACGATGTAGTGGTTGATCCCTTCGGAGCGAACCAGCTTCGGATTTTTCCGATTGTTGCGCTTGATCCACTTTTCCACTTCAGTGAGCTGGCTCATGTCCGCTTCTCCTGCGCTTCCGCAATCACCGCCATACGCTCCAGGCGCTCAGCGGCCTGACTCGACAAGTTCACTCCGTCTGCCTCGTCTACCACTGGCATGCAGACGAAACGGATTCCGTACTTGACCAAGGAGTGCGCTGTCTCAAGGGATTGGCGTAGCTGTGCTGGGTTTGCTCGTTTCATCAGAAGCCACCTGCAGGATTGAATGAGTTGAGAAGGGACTTCGAGTTACGGCGCGGTGGTGGTGCTGAAGCTTCCTGCTGCTGCTCACGGCGGCCGGCATAGTTGACGAAACGGGCGAATTCACCCTGGTGCTGGAGCATGCAGTGACCCACGGATGCGTGGCGGTGCTTGACCACGTCGATCTCGGTCACACCGCTGCGCCCGAGGTCGGAGTTAGCGTCACGGTGGGCGATCATGATGATGTCGGCGTCCTGCTCGATCTCGCCGGAGTCGCGAAGGTCAGACATCTGCGGCTTTTTGCTGGAGCGGGTTTCAATGCTTCGGTTGAGCTGCGCCAGGACGATGACAGGGACGTCCAACTCCTTCGCCATGCCTTTGATTCCCCGACTGATGGCGCCCAGCTCCAGGTTCCGGTTCTGCTGGCGCGACCCTGCTTCGGGTGCAATCAGGCCGATGTAGTCAATGACGATCAGGTCGAGTGGCTTAGCCTTGTGTTGGAACCGGGCGATGTTGCGGATCCTACTAAGCGGTAGCCCGCCCTTCTGGCAGATGCGCAGGTCGGCGGCGTGCATGCGTGATACGGCGCCCTTGATCTTGGTGATCTGGTCGTCATCACCCATAGCTTTTCCGGTATCGATGTTGCCAAGGGTGACGGCAGACGAAGACGCCAGACTGCGCTTGGAAAGCTCCTTGCCCGACATTTCGAGCGAGAACACCAGGGCCGACTTACCGTTTCGAATCGTCAGGTTCTCGGCGATGCCCAGGCCAAGTGTGGTTTTCCCAGTCCCTGGCCGGCCGGCGATGATGATCACGTGGGAACCGCGCAGGCCTTGTAGGATCTCGTCGAGGTCGGATAGGCCTGTCGCGTGGCCGTTGATACCCTCACCGTTGAATCGTGCATCCATTTCGTCGATGACTGGGCCAAGCGCTTCACGCAGGCTGATTACATCCGGCTCATCGTCTTCGCTGTTCAGGGCAAGAACGGCTTCCTGGGCGTCGGCGATGATCCCGGCCAGTGGTCGGGCATGGCTGGCCATGTCGATGATTGATTGACCGATGTTGGCAATCTTGCGGGCCTTGGAGCGCTCCACAACGATCCGTGCGTACTCGATGCCGTTAGCGGCGCTTGGCACGTCCCGCATGATCTCGGAGGCCTTGACGATGGTCAGCTCGCCGCTCGATAGTTCGTTGCGGATGTCGGATAGCGATACCGAATCAACCGGGCGCCCAGCAGACCGGGCGGCCAAGATCATCGCATACAGCTCGGAGGCATCAGTGTCGAAGAAGTCATCCGGCGATACCATGCCGCCGATGGATTCGATCAGCTCTGGTTTGTGCATCAGGGCGCCGATGACACCGAGTTCTGCCTCGGGTGCTACCAGGGGGCGGTCGGCAATCATTGCAGAGCCTCCAGGACCTTGAGGACTTTGTCCTGACGGGTCAGAAACTCGATGTCAGCCTTCCACCCACGGTCGTTCTCGCCGATCCAATGCTTGTTGGTCAGGCAGTCAGTGAAGTACGCGGTCCAAAACTCACCTTTGCGGAATGGGCGTACACCGTTGATATCCAGGTTCCAGCAGCCTTTGATCAGGGACTTGCGTTTGGCGGAGAGCTTCAGGCACTTAGGCAGTATCTCGCCGCAGACCGTGTTGTAGATTTCCGCGATCTTGCCGTAGGGGATTTTGTCGGCCTTGGCTGGTGCCGGTTGATCAGGCCCCAAGGCGCCCTGCTGTTCCGGTTCAGATTCCAAATCCCCGTCGGTCGAAGCGACAGCGGCGACAACTGCGCTAGCAGTAAGATTTGTATTTCTTTCTTTTATGTGTGTAATTTCCAACACAGTGGCAGGCGTGTTTTTCACACAGTGTGTGGATTTCAACACGGTTGTTTTCGGTTCTACTTTCCACTCGTTTGCAGGAAGGAAAGCGATCGGATCACGACTACCACCATCACGGAAAAGCACCCGCTGGCGAATCAGCGAGTTTATTGCCCTGGATACGTTTGCCCGCTCCGTGTCCGCCCCGTCGTCGCCATACATCATCTTGGCGATGTAGAGAGCAGCCACCTTTACTGAATCCTTGTTGTAGCCTGCGGTGAGCCTATGGATAGCCAGAGCGACACGCAGCTCACGGCCTGACAGTTCAGCCCCAATAAGGGCTTCGTAGAGTTCGTTGTCCATCCGGGTGAATCCCCCGGTATTGCGAAGTGGAATGACATTGCTCATACTGAATCCGTCCTGAAGTACAAATCACTCGACCCGGCTGCAACCGGACGAGACAAAGAAGCCCGCAAATGACTTACACAGTCTTTGCGGGCTTTTTTCTTGGCTACGTCGCTGTATTGGCTTCGGATCAACACCGCCGCCTGCATTGCTTCCTGCATGTGAAATTCTTTTGTTCCTGCCGGTACTGGACCTGTTTCGCCCAGGGTCAACAAAACCCGGTCAATGACCTTGTTCACGCTTTCCGCTGGATGCGACGGTCTGCCGGCCATGGTCATTCTTCCTGCAGCTGGTCAACGCCGTGGATGTGTTCCATCCAGCGTTTCGATGCGTGGATCAGCATCTCGATGTCACGCTCGTTGAAGCAGCGCATTTCGTTCGGAACGATCTTCAAGTCGAGAACTGCCAGGATCTGAGCGAACTGCTCAAACTTCTCTGGCTTCATTCGGCTGATCGTCGCCTCATCGCAACCCACTGCAACCGCCACGGGCGCATTCCCCACCGATGCAAGCTTCTGCACGATGAAGTGATAATTCTTGCGGGCCCTTACAGTCTGGTCCTGGCTTAATTGATTGGTCGACATGATCAGGCCGCCATCTCTGCCCAAGGGAAGGTCGGGCAAAGCGACTCCTTCTTGAACTTTCCATCGGTCAGCAGCTCAGCGCGCTTGGCGATGACAGGAGACATCCCATGCTTTCCACGAACCCAACCAGAGACAGTGCTCTGGTCAACCTTCAGCTTCTCGGCGGCGACCTCTTGAGTCCCAAAATGGGCGACGAGGTCTTTGTAGATAGTGTTCATGATACCCCTCCATACGGGAATACCCATATCCTAGACCATGGGAATACCCTTTTGCAAGGGTATGGGAGAACCCGTAATAATTTCGGGATGGAATATAAAGACCGAATCAAAGCCGCTCGAAAGCACGCCAAGCTAACCCAAGGCGAGCTGGGGAGAATTGTGGGGATCGATCAGACGTCGATTTCCGACCTTGAACGCGGTAAATCGCAAAGCTCTTCATACAACACCAGCATTGCCCAGGCATGCGGTGTGTCTGCCATATGGCTTGAAAAGAACGAAGGGAGCATGCTTGATTCAGGTCGCGATGCGAACGGCTCCCCGAGTGAGGCGGATTACGCCGTGATTCCTCAGTTCAAAGCCCGAGGGGCTTGCGGGGATGGTTACCTCAATGATCATGTAGAGGTATCCGAAGGACTGGCATTCAAGCGCGACTGGCTCGCCCGAATGAAGGCCAAGCCGGAAAACCTGCGCATCATCTATGCCGAGGGTGACAGCATGGAGCCCTATGTTTTCGACGGTGACGTGGTGATGTTTGACAGCTCTTCGGTTGAGCCCAGGGACCGCCAGGCCTACGTCATTCGGCGCCCCGATGGCGGGATCAGCATAAAGCGCATGATCCAGCAAATGTCAGGATCGTGGCTAATCCGGAGCGACAACACAGACAAAGCCAAGTACCCGGACGAGATGCTATCCGAAAGCGCGCTGCATGAGATGCCGATCCTTGGGCGTGTTATCTGGCGCGGCGGTCAAATGTAAGGAGGGCCCCATGATTGCATTCCTGGCGCATTACTTGGCCTCCCTGCTCGACCCGATTGCCCTGGTTCTTTGCGCTGGGATCGGGTTCATATTCAAATCATTCTGGAAGGGGACGGCGGCCGGTGCGGCCGCCTACATAGCCCTCATCCTATTGATGCCAGGCATCCACCCAACGCCGATCATTATAATCAGCAAGGCGTGCGCGGGGGCGACCTTTGGCCTTATAGGTGTCGCACTGGGTCGATGGCTGCGACCTACACCAAAGCCTGAAACCCCGGATACCTGATACTTAAGTCTTCCCTCCGAACAGATTTCTGCCCGCCACTGAGCGGGCTTTTTCATGTCTCAATAAAAATTATGGGAATACCCATTGACATCAAATATGGGAACTCCTATATTCACCTCAACGCCAAGCAATACAGCGCCAGGGCCTCAACAGCCCGCCGCTCTTTAACAGCTCAGGATCCTCGCCATCGACTACCCCGGGTTTCATCCGGTAAGTGCGAGCAACAAATAGTCGATGCCATGCCAGCTCTGGAACTGGCCGTGCTCACCAGATGTGAGTACGCGAAACCACGCAAGCCGATCTGCGAAGAACACCGAGCACGAAATGTGTGACGCAGGTTAGAGATATGAATCGGGCGATGCGCGTGGTGGAGAAAACAGATTTCACTGGCAGGCCTTCGCAAGAGGGCCTGACGGGAAATCAACAGAACATCCCCGACAAGGAATACCCCCCATGCAAGCAACTCAACTGACCACCTACACCCGTGGCGACCTGACGATCAGCAGTCCTGATGAATCGATGGTGCTGAAACTGGCGACCTTGTCGATGAGCGCTCAGCCTGTCCAGGTCGCAATCTCGGCCCCTGCCATCGGCGAGTACTGGCCGGGCCAGGGTGGTGTGAATGCCGGCCTGATGCGCGGCGAGAACGGCGCTCCAGACTACTGGCTGATCGTCCCCACTCACGAATCGGTCAAGGGCAAGAAGCTGTCGTTTGGCGGCTACGAAGTCGATGAGCCGGAAGCGGCCAGCCGCCGGGATGGCCTGGCGAACACGCTTCACCTGGTTGAAGGCTCCGGCCAGAACCACCCGGCCGCCCAGTGGTGTGACGGCCTCACTGTCGAGAATCACAAAGACCTCTACCTGCCAGCCATCGACGAGCTGGCCCTGTGCATGGCGAACGTGCCGGAGCTGTTCGAGAAGGAGTGGCACTGGAGCAGCTCGCAGCGCTCCGCCAACGGCGCATTCGACATGCACTTCGTTGATGGCTTTCAGTACGGCAGCGTCAAGATCATCGAGCTCCGCGTCCGCCCCGTCCGCAGATTGCCTATTCATTGATCCATTTATTGCTTTTCATCGCAGGTGAATCGCGGTGCTGCTCAGGTACGAGCGGCAAGGCCTGATACGTGCCGGGCAGTGCCGGCCACCTGCAACCCAATTCCCCCGCATGCACATGACACCGCGCCCAACGGCAACCAGCGGAAGGATCGTGTGCAGCCGGAATTTGTTGGATCAACCAGATGGAGAGAGTCATGAATTTTCAGCCACCAGATCCAGAGCGCTTCGGGTCGTGCTTGAAGTGCCACAGCGTTATCGAAGACTCGGAGCAATCCGGCGGCGTTTGCTTTGAGTGCCATGCGGTAGATGCAGGTAAAGAGCCGGCTTTCCCGGTCTCGGACTTCGATCACCAGACCTTCCAGCCTGCAACCGTCGAAAACACGAAACGGCTTCTGTCTGGCATGTCCATGCGCGACTACTTTGCGGCCAAGGCGCTTTCAACAATCCCTGCCTACAGCCAGGAAGACGTTTCAACCTGGGCACCTGGTGACTTTGCAAGGCATGCATATGCGATTGCAGACGCCATGCTCGCCGCCCGCTTCGCCTAACCCCAAACACTGGAGGTCGCCATGCATAGCTGTACTGAAACTCAAGCGGTGTGCCGAGGGTGCGGCCTCAAGTTGCGGGGATCGCCTTCTTGGAAGGCCGGTCTTGCCTATCACCCCGAGCCGAAAGGCGAGGTTCATCGCTGCCATTACGGCGGCTGGGTTTGCTCGCGCCGCTGCGACATCCGCGCCTGCGTCGAGCTGGAAGGAACCATGCCGGGGTGCGGATCAGTAAACGGCTATGCGCGCCTATCGCCGTACGCAAAAGAGAGCATTGAGCGCCACTGGCCGGAGGTCGCATGAACGCAGCACTGAAGATTTGTCAGGCCATGCACGACGCGCAGTTGCCTCCGATGGTGAGCGAGAGCCCTCGGGAGGTTGCGCGGGCTGAGTGGCTGTACAACGCGGTCGAGCAGCTGGTTCGGTTCGGCGGTGACGTTTCGTTCCAGCGCCGGATGCGCAAGCCGCAAGGCGTGACCCAGGCGCAGCTCGCGCTGGCTATCGATGAGTTCGCAAACGGCAGGCTCGCCGATGGTGAGGTTGGTACGCCGGCACTTGGGTACCTGCTCATGGCCGCCGAGCGCAGTCAGGTGGACAAGACGGCTGCCACCGAGCTCAAAGGCCCCAGCGACCACCCCTTCGGCAAGATCGGCGAAATCGCACAGGCCCTACTTGAGCCCTTGGCAGATGACGCCCTGATCGCCCAGGCAGAGGACGATTCATTGTGACCATGAGCCCGCATGTCCTGATCGGTCAGGAGCTGGAAACCCTTGAGGATCCAGAAACACCGGCCAGCTGGTCGGTGATGATCCAGAAAACAATCAACGAAATGATGCTCGACAATCGCATCACCATCGAAGAGTTCAACCACTACTGCGGGCGCCTCAACAAGATCGTTGACCGGCGCAAGGAGTCGTCATGCCCACTCCAGTCGTGAAAACGCTGATTGATGAACAGATCGAGGATATCGAGCAGAAGTTATCGATCCTCGGTTTCGTGGCTGTTCCTGAAGAACTGGCGCCCCGTGAATTCCCCGTCGCCCTGCTGCCAAAACAGATGGAGACGGTCATGAAGGATGGGCGTATCGCGGTGAGGGCCAGGCAATGAAAGCCCTCACCTGGATCCTCACCGCCGCCCTACTCTCTACCATGCTCGCCTACACTGTAGTGAAAGAAAGGCATTCGACCTGCAGTGTTCCACAACTGTCGCAGGTGCTGAAATGAGCACTCAACGTCAACGCCTACGTCGCATATACACCTGGCGCGGCTCGGCCATTGTCCTTCTTCTCTGCACTGCCTGGATGCTTGCAAGCGCCTACGCAGACCGCATCACCTCCTAACTCACACATTCAAGCGCTGCGCACTTCGCGGCAAGGATTCGCTCGTGTCTGCAAATACCGAACTGGCCGTAGTGCCGCCCGCTGAAACTGCCCTGGCCGTTTACAGCAAACCGAATGGGCTTGACCCTTGGCTTGACCAGGTGCGAGCAAAGGTCGACGAGTTCAAGAAGGTTCTGCCCGACCTCAAAACTCGTAAAGGCCGCGAGGCTTATGCATCTATGGCGCACTCGATCGCGAAATCGAAAACTGCGCTTGAAGCGGTGGGAAAAGAGATTTCCGCCAAGCAAAAGGAAATCCCCAAGCTGATCGACGCTGAGCGAAAGCGCGTATGGGACACCCTTGAAGCTTGGCAGAAGGAAGTCAGGAAGCCATTGGACGATTGGCAGGCAGCCGAAGATGCCCGGGTCGCCAAGCACAACGAAGGGATCGAGGCCATAAAGGCCCTGGCCCGATTCGAGGAGTCGCCGACCGCTGCGCACGTTGCACGGATCATTGGCGACCTGGAGCTGCTGGCCCTGGACGATTCGTGGGAAGAGTTCCTGGCCGAAGCCGCCCAGGTGAAAGACCAAACGCTGATCAAGCTGCGCGCCCTGCACGCCGAGCGATCTCGTTACGAGGCCGAACAGGCCGAACTGGTCCGGCTGCGCGCCGAGGCGGAAGCGCAGGCTCAGCGCGACCGGGATGCAGAGATTGCCCGTGCAGCGGCTGAGCAGGCCCGACTCCAAGCCGAACAACAGGCCCAGGCCGAGCGCGATGCGGCGGCACGCCGGGAGCAGGAGCTGCGGGACCAGGCCGCAGCTACTCAGCGCGCCGCAGAACAAGCAGCCCGCGATGCAGAGGCAGCCGCCGAGAACCAGCGCCTCCAACTCCAGTTGCAAGCCGAGCAAGCCGAACGTGCAGCAGAGCAGGCCAAAGCCGACAAGTTGGCCGCAGAACAGCGCGCGGAGCAGGAGCGAATCGCCGCCGACCAGCGCGCAGCGAAGGCAGCAGAAGATGCCCGTTTGGCCGAAGTCGCCCGCCAGAAAGCCGCAGCGGACGAAATCATTCGCCAACAGCAGATCCGCGAAGCCGACCAGGCTCACAAGGTGAAGATCATGGGCGCCGCTAAGGAAGCGCTGATGTCGATGAACATCACCGAGGAACTGGCAAAAGCCATCGTCCTGAAGATCGCCCGCCGCGAAGTACCAAACGTCACCATCAACTTCTGAGGTAGCCAGTATGTCCACCGAAATCATCATGCCGGAACAGCGCCGTCAGGCTGTTGTTCCGATCTCGACGGACAACAGCATCATGGCTGTCATCAGCCGCGCTGCCGCCGATCCGACCTGCGATATCGAAAAAATGGAACGCCTGCTCGCCATGCATGAGCGGATGCAGGCCAAGACCGCCGAGCAGGAATTCAACGCGGCCATGGCTGAAATGCAGTGCAATATCCCCACCGTGTTCGAGGGCGCCGTAAACCTGCACACGGGCAACTCCTACGCAACGCTGGACCACATCACCCACACCCTGAAGCCGATCATGCAGCAGCATGGCTTCGCCATCACCTTCAAGGTTGAAACCGAGGACAAGGTGATCAAGGTTACCGGGATCCTGATGCACCGCGGCGGCCATCGCGAGCAAACCACCATGACCCTTCCGGTCGATATCGGCAAAGGGCGCAACGATGTGCAGGCCGTCGGCTCCTCCACCACGTACGGCAAGCGCTACGTCATGTGTGCGCTGCTCAACATCACAACAGGCGAAACCCGTGACGATGACGGGCAGTCGGCGGATGGCTCGGATACGGATGACATGCGCGCTCAGGTAGTCGAGGACATCCTTGAGCGTGTCGGGCAGACCAAAACCCCAGACGAATTGAAGGACGTCTGGCAGGCCAGCCTGAAAGTCCTGCAAGCATCGGGTGACACCAACGGTTATTCCACGGTGAAGACCGCCGTCACCGTTCACAAAGCCAAGCTGGAGGCGCCTCAATGATCATCGTCAACTGCGCGCAAGGCTCGCCTGAATGGCTCCAGGCCCGCGCCGGGGTCATCACCGCCAGCATGTTCAGCACAGCCCGCTCCAAGGTGAACGGCCTCACCGCACAGCAGCGCACCTATGTAGATGCCATCCTGGCCGGGCGCAGCGAGGCCCGCGCCCGAGAGCTTGCAAGTTACAAGGCCGCTCCAAAGGCTGAGGTCGTGCAGCGCGCCCTTGACGGAGAGAAGGTTGGTGAGCCGTCGAATGCAGCCCTGTCTTATGCCTTCGAACTGGCTGTCGAGCGCATCGGGGGCGCCCCACTGGATGGCGGCTTCGAAACTTGGCAGATGCGCCGAGGGCATGAACTCGAGCCAGAAGCACGCATGGAGCACGAAATCCAAACGGGACTCATCGTGACTCAGGTCGGCCTGATAAAAACCGACGACGGTGTGTTTGGCGCCAGTGCGGATGGTTTTATTGGCGAAGATGGCGGATCCGAATACAAGTGCTTCCTTGCTCCCGAAAAACTTCGCTCGTTTCACATCGACAACGATGCAAGCGAGGTTATTGACCAGGCTCAGGGATGCATGTGGATCAGTGACCGGAAGTGGTGGCATATCGGGATGTACTGCCCGTTGCTGAGGCCAGTTGGTCGTCAGCTATGGTGGAAGGAGTTCCAGCGCGACCACGACTACATCGAAAAGCTTGAAGAAGACCTCTGGGAGTTCAAGCTGATTGTCGATGGGTATGAGGCGGCCTTGAGGAGCAAAGCAGCATGATCAGCAACCACCTCAGCCTGGTCGAGCATCATCGGCCACAGGCGGACGCCATATCCGAGCAGATTGCCCAATTCCTGGCGGCCGGCGGCCAGGTCAGCGAACTGCCAAGCCCGCCACGCAATCCCATTCCACCACCCCGCTCAACTCGGATAGACCCTGAAACGGTCCTCAAGCGCAAACCCCGGCCTCTGTCCCTGGCCGAGCGCCGCGCCCTGCGCAAGATGGCGGACTCGCTATGAAGTCGAAACGCAAACCCAATAACGGCTTTGCCCGGGCCGAGCGCAGTTGCCGGGCGCTGCTGCGCACCAACCACGTCGCCGTGGTGAACATCGACCCCAGCGGCAGTCAGGTCATGGTGAACTGGAAGAGTTGCCGCCAGATCCGAAGCGTGGCGGTTGCCAACGCCATCTTCGACTTCTCCTACCACTGGACGATTTACATCGCTGCCATGTGTCGAGACGAGCGCGGCGCCGAGTACATCAAGTCGGTGGAGATCTCGCCCGAGGGTATCTACAAGGTCGAGCGCCTGACCGACGCCATCGAGCTTACTACCTGGAGCTGCGCAACAGCGCCAACCCGAACCACCTTGTGGCGTCAGGCTGGATCGCCATCCCAGACGAGGTTTCGATGGATGAGGCCCAGGCCGCGAAGCTGTTCTACGCCGCCGGCGCATGGCATCAGGTGAAGGTGGCAGCGTGAGACGTTTCCGCACCCAACAACGCAAACGACAGACCTGGCTGGCACTGCCGGCCAGTGGAATAACGGAGACCTGCCATGGCTGCAGCTCAGAAAGACCGGTCAGCAAAGACCGCGGCGAAGCGAAAGAGCCGCGGCGAAGAGGAGTTACGCCTGCACACGCTGGCCGGCACCCGCCAGGCCCTGGCCGACCTGATGGCCTGGAACGGTATTGAGGAACAGGGCGAGGCCATGACGCTGATGATTCACCATCTGCATGGCCTGGGCCCGGCAGGATCTGCTCAGTTCCTTTCTGCTCCGCGACACGAAATCACCGTATCGGAAAACGTGGCGCGCAGACTTGAAATCGCCTTCAACCGCGAATCCCTTCGCATCTGCCACGACGAATAATCAAAAACGCCGATCCCCCGGTGACGGGCCTGGCGTCATCCTGAGGAATATCCATGAAAGCCGAAATGATTACCCTGAAGCACGGCGACGCCACGATCAAGATGCCGTCGGCGTCCCTCGCGAAACTCGCCCTTGCCAGCACATTTGCCGTCGTGTTCCCGCAGGCTGCGAATGTCGCGCCTCCAGCGCCCGGCGCCACCCCTGCCCTGGGCGAATACTGGCCCGGCCAGGGCGGCATCAACGCTGGATTCGTGGCGGCGTGCGGCGATGTCCCTGCGCACTACCTGATTCTTGGCGACAAGGACCTGGGTGAATTCAAGTGGGGCCGGTACCGCGAAGAGTCAGCCGCCACCAGCAAGTGGGATGGCAAGGCCAATACCGATGCACTTATCGCGGCTGGAGGCCATCCAGCAGCCGAAGCGGCTCGGGCATACACCGCTGACGGGCACGCAGACTTCGACCTGCCAGCCGCCGCCCAGCTGTACCAGGTCTGGGTGCATGGTCTGATCACCGAGGGTGCGTACTGGAGCAGTTCGCAGCGCTCCGCCAACACCGCATTCGGCATGGACTTCGATGATGGCAATCAGCACGACTTCGGCAAGCGCTACGAGCTCCGCGTCCGCCCCGTCCGCAGATTCTTTATTTAATCCTTTATTCATCCGTTCTTGATCCGGCACCGGGGCGCAGCAGCGCCTTTTTTGTTGCCTTCGAAAAGAGGAAAGACCATGTCCGCAGCAGCTCAAGCAGTACCAGCAGTGACCCTCCCGGAAATCGGCCAGCCGTTCGGCGGCGGCTTCTTCTCCGGCATCACTCGTGACCCAGTCACCGGCAAGCGTTACCTGAACATCACCGCCGGCGCCGACCATGAGCTGGTCGGCGTCTGGGGCAAGTACGGCGAGAAGATCGAAGGCGCCGACAGCTTCACCGACAGCCGGGCCAATACTGAGGCCATGGCCGCCGCTGGCAGCGAACTGGCGCAGAAGGTCCTGACCCTTGATATAGGCGGTTTCACTGACTGGGCCGTCCCGGCCCGCGACGTGCAGGAGCTGCAGTACCGCCACTTCAAGCCGACCACCGAAGCGAACTGGCAGTACGGGCGCGACGGTGACAACCCCAACAGCGAGCCGGTCGGCCTGCTGTACACCGAAGAGTCGCCAACCCAGACCAGCGTCGAAGCCTTCCAGGAAGGCGGGCCTGAGGCGTTCCAGGATCGCGCCTACTGGTCGAGTTCGCAGCGCTCCGCCCACTACGCATTCCGCATGCTCTTCGATGGTGGCGTTCAGTTCTACGGCGTCAAGCACGACGAGCTCCGCGTCCGCCCCGTCCGCAGTCAATTGATTGATTAATTTGCTTATTTAATCCGGCCGCTTGCGGCCGGTAGCCCAAGGAGGGCGCGCCGATGGCGATGCATACGGAGTTGCAAATTTACAAGGTTTCGATGGGCCTGCTGCACATGGCCACGAACCTGACTCGAAACATCCCCCGCGACCTGAAGCAGTCGCTCGGCAAGCGGGTGATCGACGAGTGCATCGACGTGCTGATGTTGATTGCCCGGGCCAACTCAACCCGGGACAAGCATCCACACCTGACCTCGCTGGTCGAGAAGGTCCAGGTGATCGAGTTCCTGATGCGGCTTTTCAAGGAAAGCCGATTCATCAGTGTCCCGCAGCACGCCAAGGCTATCGAGGTCACCACCTCAATTGGCAAACAGGCCAACGCCTGGAAACGCTCCACCCCAACCGCGCCCGCCATCTGAGAGCCACGGCTTTCAGGTCTGTGCGAATTGAATCTGGTCGTGCCGCTGACCTTCGGGTCACCGCCATGCGCACAAGAGATACCGCCGGTCTAAAGCGTCCGTGTAGGTCTCGCGCAGTTGCCTCGCTGATCGGCTCTGCCTTCGGCTTGGTGATGTAGATAGCACGATAGGTCGCAGCGCTCCGCCAACAACGCATTCAACATGAACTTCGATGATGGCAATCAGAACAACAACGACAAGAACAACGAGCTCCGCGTCCGCCCCGTCCGCAGATTCGAACGTTGGTCCCTACCCGTTCAGCGATCTGGTCCAGGCCTATTACGACTGCCGACGCTCCAAGCGCAACAGCGACAGTGCGCTGGCTTTCGAAATGGACCTGGAGCAGAACCTGATCGAGCTGCACAACGAGCTGACCGCCGGCACTTACCGGCCAGGCCGCTCCATCTGCTTCGTGGTCACCCGACCGAAAGCCCGGGAAGTCTGGGCGGCTGCCTTTCGGGACCGCGTCGTCCACCACCTGCTGTACAACCATGTGGCACCGCGCTTCTACGCCGACTTCATAGCGGACAGTTGCGCGTGCATCCCAGGGCGTGGCACGTTGTACGCCGCCCAGCGCCTTGAATCGAAGATCCGCAGCGCCAGCGAGAACTGGTCGAAGCCGATCTTCTACCTCAAGTGCGACCTGGCGAACTTCTTCGTTGCCATCGACAAAGAGGTGCTGCGCCAGCAGTTGGCCGCCAAGATCACCGAACCCTGGTGGCTGGCCCTGGCCGAGCAGATCCTGATGCACGACCCTCGCGAGGATTATGAGGTGCGCAGCCCGGCCCATCTGTTCAACCGGGTGCCGCAGCACAAGCGCCTCGCCGCGCAGCCGGCACGCCTGGGACTGCCCATCGGCAACCTGTCCTCGCAGTTCTTCGCGAACGTGTACCTGAACGCCCTGGACCAGTTCGCCAAGCACCGACTGGGCGCCAAGCACTACATCCGGTACGTCGATGACTTCGTGTTCCTGCACGAGTCGCCGCAACAGCTCAACGCCTGGCTGGCAGCGGTGGAAGCATTCCTGCCCAGACTGGGCGCCAAGCTGAACCCCAAGAAGACGATTCTTCAGCCAGTGGATCGGGGCGTCGATTTCGTCGGGCACGTCATCAAGCCCTGGCGGCGCACGACCCGGAAGCGATCATTGGCCCAGGCGCTGAAGCGAACAGCCGCGGCGCCCGCCGAGGATCTGCGCGAAACCGCAAACAGCTACTTCGGCCTGCTCAGTCAGGCCAGCCACAGCGAGAAAGACCGGGCCGCGCTGGCTCGCGTTGTACTCAAACGCGGACATGTCGTCAACGGCGCGCTGACCAAGACCTACCCGAAGAAATAACCCCACAAACTCGAATCACGCCAACCGGCGAGGATCTTCTATGTCCGCACAACAGAAGAAACACCCCTTCGATTTCAAAACCCAATACGGACTCGGCTTCAATCCTCAGGACGATGAGATCGTTGTCGACTTTTTCTGTGGCGGCGGCGGCGCCGGTACCGGCCTGGAAATTGGCCTGGGCCGCACGGTGAACGTGGCGAAGAACCATAGCCCGCAGGCGATCAGCATGCACACCGTGAACCACCCGGGCGCGGTGCACTTCACCACCGACGTGTTCGAGGGTGATCCGGATACCGAGTGCGGCGGCAAGGCCGTCGGCTGGTTTCATATGTCACCGGATTGCACCCACCACAGCCAGGCCGCCGGCGGACAGCCGCGCAAGCGCGAGATCCGCAACCTGTCGTGGATCGGCCTCAAATGGGCAGGGATGAAGCGGCCCCGGGTGATCAGCCTGGAGAACGTGAAGCAGATCCTTCAGTGGGGGCCACTGATCGCCAAGCGCTGCAAGGTTACCGGTCGCGCCGTGAAACTGGGCGGCGATATCGCCGCGCCTGGCGAAGTGGTCCCGGTCCACCAGCAGTTCCTGGTGCCTGACCCGAAACGCCGCGGGCAGACATGGGCGGTGTTCGTCGCCGAATTGAAGCGCCTGGGCTATGCCGTGGAGTGGCGCGTGATAAAGGCATGTGACTTCGGCGCCCCAACCAGTCGCGAGCGCCTGTTCATGATCGCTCGGTGCGACGGGCGGCCAATCGTATGGCCTGAGCCAACCCACGCGAAGAACCCAGTCAAAGGACAGCAGAAGTGGAAGACCGCCGCTGACTGCATCGACTTCAGCGACCTGGGCAAGAGCATCTTCGGCCGCAAGAAGGACTTGGCCCCGGCCACACTGCGCCGCGTTGCCAAGGGCATGAAGAAATTCGTCATCGACAACCCGGCGCCGTTCATTGTCCCGATCGCGAACTGGTCTGGTGAGCTGGCGCAATCGTCGGCCGAGCCACTGAGAACGATCACCAGCTGGCCCCGCGGCGGCTCTTTCGCCATTGCGAGCCCGGTCATCGCGCCAGCCACACATCAGGGAAGCGTCAGGGTTAACGATCCCATGGAGCCATTGCCCACCGTGACGTGTGCCAACCGAGGCGAGCTGACGCTGATCAGTCCGGTGATGGTAGGCGCTGGCGGTCCTGAATACAGCGGCAAACCCACGACAGCTGATCAGCCTGCCGGAACGCTGATGACGCAGAACCATCGTGCAATCGCCGCGGCGCACCTGGTGAAGTTCCGCTTCAACGACGCCGGCAAGGCCCTTGATGAGCCGTTACCTACCATCACCAGCGGCGGCAACTACCAGCGGCCAGCCGGCGCAGCTCACGCCATGGGCATATCTACTGTGTTCATGGCCCAGATGAACGGCGGCTTCAACACCACGTTTGCAAAGGGCATGGACGAGCCGCTGACCACGGTGACCAACACGGGCAGTCAGCAGCAGTTGGTAAGCGCCAGCCTAGCCACCCTGCGCCGGAACTGCGTTGGCCGGGGTGTAGATGAGCCGGTACCGACCATGACCGCGGGCGCCGAGCATCACGCATTGCTGCATTACAAGCTGTCGCCAGAGCATGAAGACGGCGCCCTTCGCGTCGCGGCTTTCCTGATCAGCTACTACGGCACCGAGAACATCAGCGCCTGCGACGCGCCGACGCCGACCATCACCACCAAGGATCGCTTGGCAATGGTCACGGTGATGGTCAAGGGCACGCCGTATGTGATCGTCGACATCTGCCTGAGGATGCTGAAGCCGTCCGAGCTGTACAAGGCCCAGGGATTCCCTGCCGACTACGTCATCAGCCGCGGCGCCGACGGCAAGCCATTCACCAAGACCCAGCAGGTTCACATGTGCGGCAACAGCGTCAGCCCGCCGCCGATGGCTGCACTTGCCCGGGCAAACGATCCGTGGCGCGCAGCAGAACGCCAAGCCGAAGCCGCATAACTCCCCCAATCCACCGCCCGGGCATGCCCCGGCAAGGCAAACCATCGTGATCCGCCAATACCGATTCAGCGAGCTCATGGCCCGCCTGACCAGCGAGCAGTGGACGGTCATCCAGGATGATCGAGGCAATTACCTGTTTATGCATTCTGCCTACAAGGGCCGGAGGTTGTGATGGAGTGGTTCTTTGCGGGCTGGGTACTCATCAATTTACTGATCGCCGCCGGCCTGTGCGTGGCGAGCGTCAAGCCCCAGGAGGGTGTATGGAAAGCGTGAAGCGTTATTGGAGTAGCGAAGTATTTGACCGTGGAATCACGAAGAATCAATGGACCCGCGCCGAAGACTTCGACCGGGTTACCGCCGAGCGTGACGCCCTGCAGCTCCTGCTGAACGAGCGCGACGAGCAGGTGCATAGCCTGGAGCAGCGGCGCCAGGCAGAACAGCAGGCGGGCCAGGCGGCAGAGCGTGAAGCGGTGCGTTATCGCTTCTTGCGAAAGGTGACGCCTTACCGCTTCAAGAAGATGCAGGACGCCGCCACAACAGATGGAGGGGACGTGCTTTATTTCCATGCGGACAGGTTCGACACTGCTATCGACGCCGCAATAATTGCCGCCGAGGCTGTGAGCCATGAGCTTTGATTCAATACCTGAGGACGCCGAGCAGTCATTCCCGTGCCCGAACTGCGACGGCGGAAACCTCAAGGCAAATGGATATCGCTGGGAATGTGATACCTGCGAATTTGAATGCGGTGAAGGCGAGGACGACAGCCATGACCAATAAAACAATCACCCTGGACCGCGCGGTAGCCGAGCGCATGAGCAAGGCCATTGAGCAAGACAAGCTGTTCAAGTACAACGATCTTCAGGCCCTGAACGCCGCCCTCGCTGACCCTGTGCCGCCTGCTGGCGGGGTACGCGTTGGGCTTGCTGATCTGATGCGAGAAGCCCAAACAATTGTCGAAAGCAAGTTCATTTGGAAGCGGTTCATTGACGGGACTCCCTTGTCAAACGACATTAGCGTGTGGATGGCTGAATTTGCCCGGGGTCACGTCGACCTGTTACAAGCTGAACTTGCCAGTGCTCTGGAAGAGCTCGATACCCTCAAAGACGCGGTACACCACGCACTGGACGATTCCGAAGAAGACGCCCAGACCGGTCAAGTTACGCTATACCGCACGGACTTCGATAAGCTCATCGAGCTCGTTCCCGAGGAATGGCACGACCGGTACCACAACCAATCCGCGCCAGCCCTGATCGAAACCCTGCGCGCCAACGGTGACCGCATCGCAATGGAAGCAACCATCGTCCAGCAGGCACAGAGGATTGCGGACCTGGAAGCCGACAAGGGCCAGGGCGAGCCGGTGGCGACGCTTGCCAGAAAGTACGATGACACCTTGTTGCCGTTCGTGGCGCTGATGCGCAAGGAGCTACACGCGAACGCAGATAAAGGCGACCGGCCCGGGTGGCTTTCCATGTCCGCGGACACTTGCCTGCTGGAAATCATCTATCACTTTGGCAAGCTGCAGGCCTCCGTGAAGCGCGGCGACGGCGATGGGATGGCTGAGTACGGTGCGGATGTCGCCAACATGTGCATGATGCTTCTGGACATCTGCGGCGTTATCAATCTGGTTCAGCACGCCGAGCAGCCCGCGCCGGTAGCGGTGGACGATTGCGATAAAGCCTTGATGGATCGCCACGAAGCCTGGAAAGCCGGAGAGGCAAATGGCATCGCTTCTATGATGATGCCTGAACGCCGTATATCTCCGCCGCTTGGCCCTGACTTCTACGCACGCGGCTGGAACGCCTGCCTCGACGAAGTAGCCCGCCTCAACCCAATCAAGCAGTAACCCCTCCCCCTTCAAAGTCAGCCGCTATAACGGCAAGGACGAAGTCATGCCTGAAGAAATCAAATTGATCCTGCCAGCCCCGGTCGTGCGCGACGAAATGGGCTTCTTCCAACACCCGGACCTGCCGGACTTCGACGAGGGCGACGGTGACAAGTCCAAAGCCTGGATCGCTGAACAGCGATTGCAGGTGGTGATGGTTGCGCTCGAATACCACAGCGATGAAGCGGTGTCGGAGCGTTACTTCGAAGCGGGCGACCCTGACTGCAGCTATTGGGAGCCTGACCGGCCCGAAGGCGAGGATTGGTTCTGCCTTGCGATTCACGACACGGACGACGGCCCGGTCTGCTGGTGGGCACGCCGAGAGGTGACCCCATGATCATCCCCCCGCTCTACATGGCCTGGCTCATCTACAGGGGGCCGAGGCCATGAGTGATCAGAAATTGCTGGAGCTTGCCGCAAAGGCAGCTGGAATGGACCCGCCATTCGATGGGCACGGTGTGTTCTCCGCCTGGGTCGGCACCGCAGAAAACGGCCACTGGTGGGATCCGCTCAGCGACGACGGCGATGCGCTACGCCTGGCTGTTCAACTTGATCTGTTGATCTACTCGTATTCCGCCGAACAGAAGTGTGTCGCCAAATGGTTCGCGGAAGGCTTCGCTGTCGAGTATTGGCACTGGAACCAGAACCAGGGCGCCGGGCCTGCAATGCGCCGCGCAATCGTCCGGGCTGCCGCCGAAATCGGCAAAGCAACCTCCTAACCCCACTCCACCTACAGCCTGCCGGTGAACGGCGGGCGGAGCCATGCGCGCATGAGCAAGCAAACCTCAAAAGATGTCCTCGACGAAATGACGAAGGATGAATTGGTGGCCTGGATCCGGCGCCAGCACTTCACCCGCCCAAAGCGAAGCGACGTGTTGTACATGCGTTGGGAGCGGCAGTCCGCCGAAGTCCTCGACGAGATGGACAAAGAAAACCGATCACTCGACGGGGTGGACTTCAAAGCTCGGGACCGCCTTGCTGTCCGGTTCAATGAGTCGAAAGACCCGCACGAAAAGCTGCAGCTACTCACGCAGATGCAGCCTTACGACAAGGCCATGTCCGAGCACATCAAGCGCTCCCAGGCTATCGACAGGAAAAGCAAACGAGTCGATGCCCTCTACGAACTGATCGACGTGGAGCGCCAGAAAGAAAGCAAGCGCCGATCAGCCTAACCTCTCACCACCTTCTGCCGCCACGCGCGGCAAGGAGCACACCGATGTTCGCTAAAAAACTGTTCGAAGTCCTGGCTTTCGCCCTTCTGTACCTGATGCTGACCCTTCTCTGGTTCGCCTATGTCGTGCCGGACATGCTCGATAGCGGCACCGATGCGGCATTGATCGCCGCCGGCTTCGGCTCGATGTTCTGGCTCATCGCTACGGGTTGCATCGTCATCTACATCATCGAGAAGGCGCGCCCCGCGTAAACCCTTCTGCCGCCAGGAGCGCACCGTGACCATCACCAAAATCATCAAAGGCCCACACCGCTTTGGCGGTTTCTGGTGGGTCATCGCCGACTGCGGCGGCATCAAGCAGCACATGTCCTTCCGCACCGAACAACAGGCACGCCAGGTTACCGTTGGGCAGGACAGCGTGACACTTCACTAAAAATTTATTCCGACAACGGCATGGAGAGGTAATCCTATGAACACCGCACGCAACGACGACCCGCAGGATGCGCCGGTCGAATACATGAGGCTCCCCAAGGTCATTGAGCTGGTAGGCCTGAGCCAAAGCACCATCTACGAAATGGCCAGCAATGGCCGCTTCCCGAAACAGGTAAAGCTGGGCGGCCGGGCCGTGGCCTGGGTGAAGTCCGAGGTTCTGCAATGGAACAGGGACAAGCTGGTGGCGGCTCGCGGTCAGTCGCCGGACTCCAACGAATCCAGGTAATCGGCCCAGTCCTGCATCATCCCCCGCCTCTGCTCCACAAACTCAGCATGGTTGTACGAGTCGCCTATGTGTGACAGCTGAGCATCGATCCACTTTTCGTTATATCCCTTCTCGTTCAAGGCGGTTGATATCGTGGCGCGGATCCCGTGGCCCGTGAGCCTGCCCTTGTATCCCATGCGTGAAATAGCTGCGTTGACTGTGGCATTGCTTATTGGCTTGCGCGGGTCATTGCGACCCGCGATAAGCAAGCGGTAGCCCCCGGTCATCTGGTGCACGCGCTTCGCCTCTTCCACTGCCTGCCGCGAAAGCGGGACCAGGTATGCAGGAATCTCCCCGCTTTGCGTCCTTACCCTCTTCTGCAGTTGCTTCACAACCCCCGCCGGTATCGCCCACAGTGCATTGTCGAAATCGAATTGATCGATGGTCGCGGTGCGCAGCTCAATGGTGCGCACGCCCGTCAGCAGCAACAGCCTGATGGCGCTGCGCACGTAGCTGGCACAGCTGTCATTGCGCAGCGTCCCCAGAAAACCTTTCAGTTCATGAATTTTCAAGAATGGGTTGTGTTGCACCGGCGGCTCTGGCACGGCAACGATATCCAGGTCGGAGGCCGGGTTGATGTCTATCAGGCCCTCAGCCATCCCGTACCGAAATATCTCGTTGAGCCAGGAACGGCACTTCTTGGCTGAGTTCAGGGCCCCGCGCCTCTCGACCCGGCGCATGGCCCTCAGCACGTCGGCGCGCTTGATCTGGTCCAACGGGTATTTCCCGATCTCTGGGATCAAATCCTTTTCCAAGTAGAGCCTAGACTGTGCGGCGGCCCCCTTCATGGACTTTGCCCAGCGCGGGACCTTGAAGGCGTGCCAGCGGTTCGCTACAGCCTCAAAGGTATTCTCATGGCGCACGACGGCCTCTGCCTTCGCCTGCCGACGCTCAAGGCGTGGGTCAATGCCCTTGGCTACCAACGCCCGCGACTGGTCCCGCCGCTCCCGTGCATCGCGCAGGCCGATCTCTGGATAGGTGCCGAGGGATATCCTTGCTTGCTTGCCATGCGAGGAAAACCGAAAGTGCCACGCCTTGGTTCCGTTTGGCGCGATGTGCAGGGAAAGCCCACTGCCGTCCGTTATGGTGTACGCCTTGTCCGCCGGCTTGGCCTGGCGAACCGCTGTGTCCGTGAGGGGCAT